GAACCAGGCTCCTTCCCACTGGTTCCCAGCCGTAAGGACTGAAGAACCGCATTGCGTCCATGTGTTCGTTCCATCTGAGATTGAACTAGTTTGCACGTTGGCATTGGATGCTCCTCCACCAGCTCCAATGTATATAAGATTCCCAACCGGGCATGGCGTCCCTTCGCTAATTGGTGTTACGTTTGTAGCGGTCGCTGAATTCGATGCGCCCATGCAAGCGACATACATGCCAGAAGGAGCGGTCCCCGACGTATTGGATTTCATGGCTATCGCTACGCCAACATAAGCCGCTGAAGCGCTAGAAGTAATAGTTGGCGTAATGGTACTGGCAGAGCTAACAGTCTCAAAGGCTGACGCCTCACCGTCTCGAATGTTATTTGAGGTCTGGCTCCAGCCACCAGCCGCAGCGAAAGGCCCAAGGGCGTTTTGGGTGGTGAAGGTGTTGGTAGGGTTTGTTTGGACTGTAAAAACCCCCGCCCAATCGTTACTGGCGGTTGTGGTGAGATTCCCAGCTGCGAAGGCGGTTACAGACGATCCACTGGCATTTTCCGAGCAAGCATCGAACGAGCCGATGTTGTAGAGCTGGTAGACGTGCACTTGCGCATGGGTAACAGCTGCGGGAAATGTGACGGTGATTGCCCTGGTGCCAGTCGCTAGGCCAATTGAATAGAACACCTCGCCCCAGCGGTTATTAGTCGAGTCGTTGGCTTCGCACGAAGCGTGAGTGTAGGTATTGGATTTGTCGTCCGTGACGGTCGGGACTTCAGACGAAGCCGCCCCATAGGTTACGAAGATCACTCCACTGTTGCCGGCGAGCGTCGGGTCCACATACCACGTACAAAAAGCATCTCCCGCACAAGTCACCGTGCCTGATACCAAGGTTGTGACCTGGGAATCTACTGTACTTCCACTAATATTAGAGGATACAAAACCAGGAGTTGCCGGCGCTGCGGAGGTACCGCCACCCCATCCGGCCTTACCGCCTACACCGGCACTCCCCCCTGTGCCCTGGGCGCAGAGCGGTAAACAGGCCAAAAAGAACAACGCAACTAATTTTCTCATGGTGTTGAATACTCCGCCGAGACGACCCAGGTGTCGGTGGTGCAGGTCGCGCCCGCTGTTGAGATGTAAATGCCGATCAAGTCTCCAGCAGCATAGGTAAGCGTTTGCGTCTGCGACGTTGCGTTCCCCTTCGTTTGGGTGGTTGAGGTCGCTATTTTCGCTGTGCCGGTGTTAGAGGTCCCATCGAACACATTAAAGGTTGGCGCGGTAGTGCACGACCCGCCTAGAGCTGCGGTCATGGTTAGATTAGTAAAATGCCCTGCTGCGACCGCAATGGTCTGAGCCACAACCGTGTTGACGGCTGTTGAACCAAACAGCGCCGGGCCAGTAGAAATAGTGCCCTCCACCGGTGTAATAGTCTCGGTCATGGTACCCGAGGAGTTGGTATAAAGTGGGAAGCCTGTAGCTGGAGCACCCGCCAATACTCTTAACTGAGAGGTGACCGAAGTTGGGGCTTGCCAGCAAATCGAGTTGGCAGTGTTACAAGGTGCCACCCCCGATGAGCTTGATCCCTGCGGTAGGTCCAGGAAGCCAGCGGTAGTGCCCGTAGCAGTAAAAATAGGGGCTGCCATACCAGAGGTTCCAGTGTAGGTAAGGGTGTTGGCGGTTGTGGCCCCATCGTCCAGGGCTGATTTAGCCAGGAGAGCAATTGTCGAGGAACTGGACTTGGGGATGAAGCCCGAGGTTATGGCCGAGGCCTCTCCAGCGCATAAGGCATCCGCACCGTTGATTGGGCAGTGGAAGTTTTTCCCAGTGGTGTCATATCCAATACTCGCTGTGCCGTTGGAAGTTAGGCCCGCCTGGGAAGGAATTTGTAAGGAGTTGGAGGTTGTGGAGGCGCTCATATTCAAGGTCATGGCCGCCGCACCTGTATTAGCCGCATCCTTACGCACTATATTAGTTCCCAGAATACCAGAATCCGCCAGGGTGTTACCTGCACCGTAGGTAGTCACATCTCCATTGGCGCCGGTCACGGAGGTCCCGTTAATCTTTGTACAGGTGATTGCATTCGAGCCGGAGGTGGTGCAATCTCCGGAAATCTCGGCGGCGGTCATGGCAGAGGCATTACCTCGCACCAACCCAGTTAGGGTGCTCCCTGTACCAGTGCCTCCATTAGCTACTGGCACAACCGAAAAGGAAGTTGTTGGTGCTCCACCAGCACCTCCTCCTAGCACGAACTGGCCGGATGCCAGCAACCCTGAGGAAGTTTGCGTGGTGGTATTGGAGAAGTAAGGAATTCCCCCCGAGGTGACCGTCCCCGCCACAGTCAAGGGGTAGGTGCCACCTCCACCACTCCCTGCGGAGATAGTGCCAAACTGGCCGGTGGCGGTATTAAAAGTTAGCGCATTGCCAGCACCTGTATTAGGAAAGGCTGAGAACTGTGGGACTTGAACGCTCTGCCAGTTGCCTGAGGAGTTGTTGTAGATAAAATCAGCCCAGTTGCTGAACAGGTTGGCGTTGTCTATTGTATCCGTGGTAGGCGCCAGGGTCATCTTCCCGGAGTTGTTGTTCACTATCAATACCGGGAGTGCCTGCCCAAAGCCTGCGGCGGTATGTACCGGGAAGGTAAAGGTTGAGGTACTGGTTCCGGCGCAGAAGATTACTCCAGCTCGGTCCAGCACACTCAAAGTTTGAATCCCACAAGTAGTCTCTGAATTGGGATTGACCACCACTCCCGCTAGTCCAAATGTGGGCGCAGTGGCGGCTCCACCAGAAGGGGTCTCCAGAATGTATTGAGGTACGCCATTAGGCGAGGTTGGGCCGTTTAATGCAGTCGCTGCCCCACCCGCGCCGCCATAGATAAAGCAACCCAGGGTTGTGCATGGATCAACAAGAGTTGCCTGATATGTAGGGTCCGCTGCGGCTCCATTCGATGTAAGAACTGTACCAGAGACGCCAGGAGTTACAAAATTAAACGCCGAGGCACCTTCAGCAATAGGCACAGCATGGGCGGCAGGTGCACTAGCCCCTGTGCCACCGGAGGTGGTATTTACCGTACCTGAGGCCTCTTCCTTTTCGATGATGCCAGAGGTGTTCACCGGGGTTATGGTAATACCCATGGTGTTGGCTGTGGAGGTGGTAAGGTTTAGGCCGGCTTGAGAGGTCTGATTGACGGCGTTGATTAGGAAGGGGATTGTGCAGGTCGAGCCAAGCACACAACTTTGCGAGTTTACCGTAAGAGAATCGCTAGCTAGGTTGGCAATGGGCAGCAACCCGGTCACAAACGAGCTGCCACCCGCCAGGTTGATTGGCCCAACCTTCACGTCCGCTGAGCCATTGCCCAGTACGGGCTGGCCAGAGGTTAGCGCTCCAGTGCTGTGGGTAACCGTACCAGCACCCGAGGGCGTGGTCCAAGAAGCCACTCCAACAGAGGTTTCCTGTAGATATTGAGTGCCCGAGTTATTACCGGTCACATCAGCCCAAGCCGAGCCTGTCCAGACACAGATGTCGCCAGCGTTGACTGGAACGCAACCGGTCAGATTAGCGGCGTTGGTGGCAGTGCCCGCGTTACCTGAGGTATTGAAGGCTCCAGTGCCGGTCATATTAGTCACGGCGATGGTAGGAGCCGTCTGGAAGGTTGGAGTGGCTGCGGCGCCAGATGCAGGGCCAGCTAGCACGGTATGGGCTGATTCAGTACCAAACACCAACGTGACCGCCCCAGTCGAGCTGGAGTTGGTGATGATGCTGCCGGAGTCTCCTGACACCGAGGACACGCCCGAGATTGGAGCTGTGCAGCTGGGAGTGGTTAAATCCCAGCTAGTGCCATTATACACAAAGCTATATTCATGGTTGGCGCACAAATCTCCAAAAACCAGTGCAGCGCCATTTTGCTTGGTAGCTTGCACCGCCCCAAGCCCGTTCAAGTTGATTGTAACCGCTGAGGTGTTGGGGTTGGCCACCTTCACGTTCAAGGGCATGCCGGTGGGTATGCTGGATAGCGTCAGAGGGGTGGTGATTACCAAGGCGTTGGTTGTGCCAGTATCCAAATGCGAATTGATTGCTCCTGACACATCCAAGGAGCTATTGGTAAAGCGAGCTACGCTAATTAGTTGGTTGGCAGCTGGGACTGGGGTGAGCGTGGTTAGCGCCTGGCCAGTATAAAGGAAAGAAGTTGTGGTACCACCAGATATAAAGAATGCCGAGGTGATTAGTGAGGAGCTTACTATAGGTGTGGTCTGGACCTCTACACAATAGCCCCCAGGCGTAAGGGGTGTAGTAACTGGTAAGGTCCAGCTATAGGTGATGGCATTGTTAGCTCCCGAAACGCTCACTGGTGAAGTATAACTTGGAGATGATGTTATCGAAAATGTCCGGTCGCAAGTAGTGCTGGAAGTGGTATAGAACTGGGCGTAGTAGGTTCCAGCAGCTAGCGAGCCACCAGTCGTGGCTGTGCCCAATGGAGAGGTTGGCGGTAGCACCTTGGCAACTTGAACGTCCAAGGATTCCTTTATAGTCTGCTCAAGTCCAGAGTTAAAGGCATTGGTATCCCCTAGCCCAAACAACACGCCGAAGGCCGGATCAATTCCTATATTGCAGAACAAACCTCCAGATGCGCACCAGCGGTCAGCGAGAGTCGGCCCTCCTCCAATGCCAAGAAGTGGAGTGGGAAATAGCGCGGAGGTGGGTTGCGCTATTTCAAAAGAGTTATCTGAGACGTGATCGGTTCCGCCGTATTGCTCATTCGAGCGGCCTTGGCCGGTGGCATTTCCATTCGCGTCTACCACTTGGCACTGAGGGCCGAAACAGTTGAAACTCACCATATGACCAGCGAGAACTTGAACGACCGGGGCTAGTGTCAGTCCATAATTGACATCCAGAAGCCACACGTTATTCAAGGTGGATGTCGAATCATTGAGCGTGAGGACTGGCGAAGGGCCGTTTGCATCTTCAATTGTCACTCGGTCGAATATAAATGGTCCAAGACCCTGACCAGCAGTTCCTGAGGTGTTTGAGATCGTCAGCCAGCCATTAGAGGAATCTTCGTTCTGAACATCCCGAAAGATCATCTCATTAATGGCAGCGCCGCCAGAGAATTGAGAACGAATGATTACTTGTTCGGCTCCTCCTGCATCTGTCACGTCCGACGTTTTGATAATGGACAAGAAAGGCTGCGTACCAGATTCAATTGTATAGATAACAGGCGGGAGGGTTGTGCTCACTCCCTGAAACGATGCGTTGCTATGGTTGACCCGGTAGACCTCCAGCATGTTTGTGAGCTTGAGGGGGGTGTTGTCGGCCTGGCCCGTGATCGCTACTGACATCGGGGCGTTGTCGAAAGTGACGTGATTCGTATTGTTGACGTAAACAGCCTGGTTGTACCCGACCATCGCCAAATCCTTGAATGAACTATCCTGATTCCCATTGTTCAATTGGAAGACGGGCGCATTGTTGGGATTTGTCCCAGGGAGGACCACGATCATCGCGGCTGGATTCCCAAATTGGAAGTCGCTGCCCCCTGTCAAACCGCGTATTTCTAAGAACGCGCAGCCACTTGGCAGGTTAAAAACAGGGAACACGGACGGCAGCTGTGGTTGTTGTACGCGGTAAACACCCGGTGGAAATAATACCGCTGGATGCATTGTAAAGAAGTTATCACCTGTTAATGTTGCACAAGAGGCAATGATGGCCGAGGAAATGGCAGCTGTGTCATCAGTACTTCCATCCCCCTTAGCGTTGTAAGGTGGGCAGGTTACGTCAATCCATGGGCGTGGCCCGGAGTCGCAAGAACTCTCAGTAATTTGAAGTTGGCTACCGGTATCATGTACAGCTGCCGGCCCTAAGGTTAAGGAGCCTGCATTAAGCTGCAGATCGCCTTGATTGCCTCCAGGATTAGCCCCTCCCGATCCGCTATTCAAGGTAAGAAATTCATCATAGGGCTGGACGCTAGGCCCAGAGATTGTTATTAGATAATTACCTGGCGTCACATAGAAGTCGTAGTTGCCTCGGGCATCAGCCGTAAGGGGGTTAGGCGCCACCACCGTCAGTGCTAGGTTGGAGTAGATCGTGGTCTTGGGCGTGCAGGGGAAGACGTTCGTAGCCGCTGATGGCGAGCAGACCGTGATGGTCGCTCCACCCACCGGCTGGCCAGCCTGGTTGAGCACCGGATGGTCCACCCAGTGAACTCCCTGGGCATAGACGGGCACCGTGCCCAGTAACATAAACAGCGCTGTGAATAGCGCGATTCTAATTGCCCGCATTAGGAGAACCTCCGTTGGTGTCTGCGATGGCGTGAATAACTGCATAGATAGCTTGCCGGGTCCAGCTCCACTTGGGGTCGGGAGGTGGTAGGGAGTCTACTGCCCGGCGTAGATAGAGGTGCGCTGCACCACCAGTAAAGAAACTGGCTAGGGCACCTAGGGTATGATATAGATAAGGATGTGCGTCGTGCATTATTGAACTGCTCTATATAGCCAGCCGTTCCAGTACATCTGCGCTGACGGCCGTTGGGCTATTAAATCAACATAGTGCTGGACGTGGCACTGGCGGAGCCGGCCAATCAGGTCCGGTACCCTTAGCAGGGCGTTGTCGGTCACTGGCCCGTAGACTCGATCTACTGGCACGCCAGCTATGGTCTGGAAAATTCCTATGGCCGTCGGCTGGCCTAGGTTCACTGACATATCCAGGAACTTATTGGCGGTCACCTGATCGCTCCAACCGTCCCAACACCAGAAATCCCTTAGATAGATAGCCTGGGCCTGGTTTACCGTTAAGGCCGCTATATCCAAGGCTGGGTAACTACGCTGACTTATGCCGTACTTCGAAAGGCCTCCCGGATCGTTTTGGTCGTTTACCAACCCGCCCTCTCGGGAGATCACCAGGGTTACGGCGATGGAAAAACTGGCCACCTAGACTCCGGCTTCGGGCGCCGGCTCTCCAACCTGTCCGCCTGAGCGCGCTTGGCCCTTCTGGTTGGCTTGCTGGACGCTAACCCGGTCAATACCCGGACGCATTAGCCGCAGCATGGAAGCTTGCCAGACCTTCAGCCGCTCTTCCACATAGTCGGCGTCTTCGGCGGAGAGGAGGTGCGTGCCGGGCTTAAATTCCTGGTTATTGCGCCAGATGCCATCGAAGGCGTGCTCGTAGACATCCACGGCGGGGATGGTTACATAGCGCCAACCCTCGGCAATCTTGCTGAGAGCTTCGGCGCTGGGCTTCTTAACTGGGGTTGCCATTCTAGTGTCTCCTTGAAATCTATCCCTCTTCTACTTCGCCAGCGCCGGGGGAAGTCACATCGTCGCCGGTGAAGGCTACAACCTCTTGCCAGCCTTGCCCATCATCCAGGACGTAGGACATGACGCCCCCTGGCGGCAGGCTGTGCGGTGCTTTATAGATGGCGGTGTCGCCCGTTAGGTAGGCGTGGGCAGCGCCAAAATTTCTCGAATGTGTCACAGCGATGATCGGCTTGTCAGGGTGCGAACGGGTGTACTGCAGTAATTTCTCGAAGTCCCTCTGGAACCTATTCAAATAGCTCTGGAAGCTCTCGCCGCCTGGGGCCTTCTTGCGGGGATTGTCAATCAGCTCGAAGAGCTTCTCCAACACATCGGTGACCTTAACGCCACAGTACTCGCCAACATTCCAATCTCTGAGCGCCCCGGTGTAGATGATCGGCAGGAAATTTTCCGTGGCAATTATCTCGCCGGTCACACGAGTGCGCTGCAAATCCGAGGCTACAACCTTTTCGACCGTTTTGTCCTGGAAGAAGCGTGCAGCGTCTCTAGCTTGCTGCACGCCCTCCCGTGATAACGGCACGTCCATCCAAGACCTAATTCGTTCACCCGTCTTAGCATTGAAGTCCGTGGCCCCGTGGCGAACCATATAGAGCTTAGGGGCGTTGGTGTGCACAGACTCCGCCGTTGATCCGTTTACTTTGGTTGCAATTGTAGCATAAAACTTGGAATCCGTCGGGGAACTGGTTCTTTATAATCCAAAGATAAATACCAATCCCCCCACGGAATCCAATTTGCTTTCGATGTGCGTAGCCGTCGTTTTCTACGTGGTCAATAGCCAGGAAAGATTTTTCAGTCTCCCCACAGCACGCACACCGATAGCCACCATACGCCGCGTAAACCGCGTCCTTTACACGCATACGATATTCCTTCATCTTGACGAGTTGTTCGCCACGGTGAGAGTGATACCATTTACGGCGAGAGGCCCGCGCTTTATCCGGCGTAGTCATTACATGTTGACAGAGGATGCACCGGCACTGCGTACACGTCTCAGCCAATTCTGATTGGTTATGATCGACTTGAAAGCGAATTTCCAACCGATCTTGCGGTTCTGCTGCAAGGGGTCGGTCTGTCCGCCAGGAGCCACGACGTAGACACGCAGGTTCTGCAGGTCGCTGATCTGGTACGCAAAGCGTCCCATCGCAAACGAACTATAGACCGTGGTGGAGGCGCCGGAGGTTGTCTGCGCAGTTGCGGCGAAGCCCGGAGCGTTCGAACGAACGACTCTAAACCCGCCATAGCTGCCAACTTCCGCCCGCCAGATAGCCTCGGTCTTGTTGAACTGGTGCGAGGCCTTCCAATCGGGGTCCTTCTGGATGCCAGCGTAGGGCTGCGGGCTGGTCACCAGCACGTACTCTCCGCCCTCGAAGGGGCGTGCGCCTTGACCGTTCAAGGTCGCATCCAGCTCAACCAAGTCCACTCCCGCAATCTGGTCGGTGGCCAACACCGAAGTGTCGCCCGCCCGGTTGTTGGGGTAGTAGGAATTGGTCGCGCCGTTGAGCACGTTGTAGATCAGCTGGTCGTAAGTTTCTGCGGCCTGCAGACCCAGGATGTAGATGGTGCGTTCGATGATGTTGTGGCGAGCGGTCAGCTCGGCGAGGTCAGAAATTCTGACCACAACACCATACTGCTCGGTGACCGCCTCGAATTGGTCAATGGTAATTCCGACCGCATCCGGGGGTACACCTTCTGTTAGTTGTGTTGGAGTTGAGGAGACAGTCAGCTTCTCTTCACGAGTGAAGCGGATGGTCTTCGAGCTGTTCGAAGGAAGCGGAATCTTCTCACCAGTCTGATCCAGAATGGTGTTCAATTCAGCCACTTCCAGCAATCTCGCCGACATGAAGGTGATGAGTTCCGCAGCGGTTGAGCCGGCATTGCCGACCGTCCCTGAGGTCACCGTAATCACATCGGAACCAAAGCCAAACAGAACTAGCAGGCTATTGAGTAGATTGCGAAACATAGAGCCTCTAGTTAGAGACGCACCGAGTCCAAACGGACATTACCTACCCCCTGGCGATTATAGCGCTCCAAAAGTGCCTTGCGGCCTTCTGGTGTGCTTAACATCGCTTCGACATCACGCGGGTTAAAGGTGCTAGGCTCCGCTGAGGGGGTAACAGTCGTGGTGGAAAGGGTGGGTCTGGGTTGGGTTTGAGCAACAGCCGGGGCCGCTTGGGCCTGGGCCTTGAGTAGGTCGGGCATACGCAGTCCATCACCCGCTAGCTTCGCAAGTTCCATAAGCTGGTCAAGTTGTGCTTGAGCCGCTTGGGGATTGTGCTCTAGTTGGGCTATGGCATCACGCAGCACGGGGAGGCGCTCTCCGACCTGTTTGTAGGTCTCGCTCCCCATGAATTCCCGCACGCCGGGCGTTCTAGCGTCGGCGGTGCGAATTGCCCGTTCTCTAGCGACTTCACCAAGTAAGTCCTGATATGGCGCTAGCACGCTCCTAATCAGCTCGGCCTGAGCTTGGACGTAGCCCTTCTTGTCCTGGGAGGAGGCGGCTTTGGCGATTTGATCGTAAAGCGCTTCCGCCGGATCGGCTACTGGCTCTGGCTTGGGCTGAGGCAGCTTGCTTTGCGCGTCGAGTAAGTCTTGGCGAAGTTTAGCTATATAGCGATCTTTTTCTTCGTAGCCCTTGATCGCCTCCTCTTTCGTTCGATATGTGCCAAGGAACGGTTCAGAGGGCGCTGGGGCAGCTTGTGGCGGCTCAGCTGGGACCGGGGCAGTAACTTGTGGTTGCTGGTCCGGATTTGGGAACAACTCGTCTAGGTTCAAATCAGCACTGGGCGGGGCGTCAGCGAATAGGGCGCCTGGGCGCGAAATCGCCACTGCTGCTTGTGCTGCTGTTTGTGCTTCGGGCATCTAGTCTCCATCCTTGTGAGATTGAGGGTCCGCTTGTGGCGGTACTGCTATTGGGAGCTCTGGGCTCCGACAATTTCTAGTTCGCGCTGGATGGCCTGGAATGCAGCCAAGTCCTGGTTGCGCGGGGATTCGGGCGCGCTCTGTCTACGAGAAAAGCCCACTGCCTGGCGGACTTGATCGTCCAACCAGCCGGCCCAAGCAATGCCCGATTTAATGAACTCTGAGTCTTCTAGCCGAGCTTGACGCTTGCCCTCTAGCTCGCTACGCAGCAGGCTGCGCTGCAGGCGAAGTTTCTTGGCTAGGTACATGAATCCAGGGTGGTACTGGAGCGACTGGACCTGCTGGGCTATCTCGGGAGTCATCTCCTCTAGTCGGTCGTCAGCCGCCACCTCAACCACCTGGATTTCCTTAGCTATCTTGGTAAACCAACTCATTCTGAGCCCCCTGGTACCTCACCTAACCCACTCAAGCCCATTCCCCCTGCGCCCATCATCCCACCAATTGACCGGGCTGCGGTGGTAGTGCCGGCACCGGGCAGCTTGCCTTCCTGCTGCATGCCACGAGGACGGCCGGGCTTGCCACCTGGCGTGTGGCCTTCCTTGCTCTGGTGAGACCACTTGGCCTTGGCCCCAGCGATGTCCATGCTCGAAGAGTGCTGCAGAGCGGCTTCCAGCGTCATCAACGCTATCTGCTGCTGGAGGGCTGCTTGCTGCTCCTGGGCCACTTGCTGGTCGGACTTGATTAGCTTGTTGATATTGCGGATTTCGAACACCTTGCCCAGCTCACGGATGCCTTCACCCATGTTCCAATAAGGCGTCTGGCCAGCCCAATTGGCGTAGGCCAGCATGTTGCGCTGCCGGACCACTTTATTGGTGGCGTAGTTGGCGCAAACCAGGTCGAAGTCAAAATTGCCAATCAGCATTTCGGGCTTGACCAGTGGCCATTTCTCGATGCCTACCGGCGCATCGGTAACCCGAACCTCCTCAGCCTGGGTCATATACTGCTGGATCATGGAAGCACACATCTCCAACATAGGCTGTAGGATGTCCAACTCCATATTCCTAATGAACATCTTGAATCGGAAGTTCGACTCATTCATGACTTGGGAGATGCCTGTGGCTGTTTTGTTGCCCGAGCCGGTACCAACCCCCTTGGAGTAGAAATCGCTCACCCCCGAGCTTAGTTCGATCATGTTCTTGTACACATCCAACAGCGCGTAGTCGCCTCGCTGAGGTGTGAAGAACGGCAGGGGCGCAATGACCGTGTTGGGGTCGCCAACCACCCCAACCTTACCGCCAGGGGTGTTGAATAGGTTTAGCGCCGCATGGTCTATGTCCGCCTCGATGTTGTAGGCGTAGCGGCGATTGATGCCCAGATTCCAGTTGTCGGTGATCATGTTGACCATGCGATTCATTGCATCGTTCAGGTCAGAGATGATCTCGATGACGCCCAAGCCAAATTTCTCGTTGGGCAATTTAATAAAGCTAGTGTACAAGATTGGCGCTCTTTTATGGGCGAAGGGGTTTGGGCCATGGTAGAGGAGCACTCCAGCCCCGCCATAAACACGGCGCTTCCAGGCGGAGTAGCTGGCTTGGCGGTAGCTAGCGCGGAGGTCCTTCCAGGAGATTGCCTCGGTGTCCTTACCATAGGTCATCAAAGTCAGAGTGTCGTTGGTCTCGTCCCACAGCTCGGCCATGCGGATGATGATGTTGTCGGGATCGACTTCCTGTTCGATAGCCTGGGCTAGTTTCAACATACCCTCAGCACTATAGAGATTGGGGTTCATCTCGGATTCGCGCTTCATTTCGCCCCACGACTTCTCGCACATATGGGCAACTAGGCCTCCGTCTGGGTCTACCAGCAGGTCGTAGGCGTCAATAGGCGTCAGTCTGGGCCGTTGACGCGGAATCTTCTTCTCGATGGGGTGCACGGCTATGACTATTGGCGCTCCCGTAGAAGGATCAATTACCGGCTGTTGTTGGGGCTGGCCAGTCTGCGGATCGATGATTCGGTTGCCCATTGGATCGGTAACGGGCTGCATGGCTAGTTCTGGCTGGGCGTCTACCCCTTCATCATAGCCCCAGTCCCAGTCCACCTTAATGCCGGCAAAGCCGTAGATGGACAAATTGCGCATCAGCTCTTCTATCTGGGCGATGGCACGGGCTTTGTGCAGTTTGTAGCCCAGCACGGCTTGCATCGCCTCGCACGCCGAGTCATCAGCCTGGGAGCGGCCTTTGCACTCAAACCAAGGATCGAAGCTGAAGAAAGCGTCCGAAGTTCGCGACACCACCGTCTCTACGTTGCTAAGCGCATAGGGCACAAAGGTGTTCGAGCGAGGCGTGGTGTTGTCTGGGAAGGTGTAGATATCCTGCTGGCCAACATACTGGCGGTAGAATAAGCTTCGGCGCTGATCATACTGCCTTCGAAAGAAGAGCATCCGGGTAATATTGGCGTCAGCTCGACGCGCAACTTTATCCAGGTCTTCTCTATCGCCAGGTAGTTGAGGGGGAATTTCTGGCACGAATTAGCCTCGGTTCAAGAGCTGTGTGTAGACCGTTACGGTAGTGGCGCCGGCGTTGTACACCGCGTAGCTATCGTAGTAGTCCGAGAGGTCATAGACCGCCACGACGTTAGCGGGGATACGGAAGTTGGTGGCAGCGGGCACCTTTGCATTAGCCGCATTGAAGAAGATAATTGTAATATCTCCCGTGGCGTTAATGGCGAAAATGGTCCGATTGCCTAGGGTTTTAGTTGCCCCAGCGGTTGTGCCGGCTACTGTATAACTGGCGTCAGAGCCCGGCCCACCTGGCACAAAGATTGATGTAAATGTAGCCAAAGAAATTCTCCTTAGAATACCGAGCAGTAACTGCCGCGCTTGACGATGAAGTTGTCGGTGCCGGTGGTAGTAAATGCGTAAACGCTGAAAACGCCTGGTGTAGCGTTAGAGGGTTGCTCAATTGTCCCGTCCAGGGTGGCTTCCCAGATGGTGGTAGCCGCTGAGGGGGTGAACTGTACAACTGATGTTGGCGTGGTGGATGCGAGGTTTTGAAGATTACCGGCTGTAAAGGTTGAGGCGCTAATTTCCACAACCCCCATCACGCTTAGGTTGGTTGGAGCGGTGCCGGTAACTCCCACACCGAATTGGTCTACAACTGCTGCCGAAGCCTGATCGTACATCAGCCCGCAGTGGAAGCTATAATTAGCTGCCTTGGAAGTGGGGAGTGTGTAGGACAGCCCTGTGATTAGCTGGAGCGATGCAGAGGTTGAGTCGGTGAAGTCCGAGGTGACGAACACCTTGTTTCCACCAGAGAAAACCTCAGCTGTGGTGATATTTTTAGCGTCGTCAGTGATCGAGGAGTTTGAGCCGCAGGCACCAGCACCGCCTCCTTTAAAGAGAACATTAGAGGTTAAAGCTGCTGTCATAGCAAACGCTGTGGTTGAGGTGGCGCAGGCCACACCGCCTGAGGTTAACCCAGAGTTAGTTTCAGTTAGCGCCAGGCTCTTGTTGGTAAGGGACTGAGTGCCGGCTAGGTTGACCAGAGTATCAGTAGCTGCGGGGATCGTTACGGTGAACACCGACGCGGCTGAAGCTGGAGAGAGGATGATGCCTCCCGTAGCCGTCGAGCTGGCCAGCTCCAAGGTTCCGTTAGAGGTACCGGGAATTCCCAAGGTTGGGGTTACCGAGAACGAGATAGCCGACGCTGAAGTACCAACAAGCATTGTGCCCTGGGCGGGGACGATCACCGAGCCAGTTACTACCGAGGCAGCGTTAGTCCAATCCAATAACCCGCTGGCTGCGGTGCCCGGCCAGATATACTCGAAGGCGGTGACCGCTGCAGGACATTCCTCGGTGATTGAATTGGCCGTGGCGTGACCGTTAGCTGAACCTTGCACGCATAGAAAGTAGCCAGCTGTACTACCACTTGCTTTGAAGCTGGGGGCCGTTATTCCACCAGCATCGGTACACGTTAAGACATTAGCTGTGGTGATTCCCTGATCGCACAAGCTTGCTGCGCCGATGGTGGTGGTGCCAGTGGCTAGGGGCAGGAAGCCGTTGGTTTGGCCTGAAACTGTACCCGATGCCCCAGCAGCTCCTGCACCTCCATTAAATTGGCCCTGTGCAACCGCTAGACTGGTACACAGCACAATTCCTACTAGAATTGAAAGAAACTTAGTTTTCATTTTTGGAGTCTTCCAAGATAACTCGATCAAAAGGTTCGAAGTCCCACTTGCCTTTTTCCCAGCTATCTACGCCCTTTTTAAGCGCCTGGTAGGCTTCTTCAACTCGCTGGCGACGCAGTTCGGGCGGGGTGGTGGCTATCATATACCAATAATAAGCCATCCAGCAGTCCTTACAGCCTCGGGGCTGGGGCACCTTGTTGCTACCCAGATAGTTGTGCTTCGCGCAGACAAGCTGGATTTTCTCCTTGTCCAGCACTTCCTTCGCGTAGGCTTCTTTTTGGGCGGCGGTTAACACTTTATAATCCCTAGGGGCTTCGGCGAGTTAGCCAGGATCACCTGTGCTGGGACCTTGAGGGGTGGGAAGGTCCTTCCTCGCCGAAGCTAACTCTTTGTCTAAAATAGGTTCCAGGCGCATCGAGGATAGTTGAAACCAGTTCAATGTCAGGCGCATGCCGGTGTAGCCAGCCAGCAGGAGAGGCAGATCGAAGTACACCATCCCCCAGATCAGCATAAGGCTGGGCACCGTGACGCCTACAAAGCAGCCTTCCAGCGGACTAGCCAGATGCACCACTAACCACCTGACGAGCGGATTCGCCTCTATCCTGGGGCCATATTTTTCTAGGCGCCGGGACGTAAAGAGCGTATCTGCTAGGGTGGCTAGGAATGCCAGGATAGCTAAGATGAGCACTAAAGCGCCGAGGTCTTGCCGACTTCCACCTTGCCGTGGCCGCTATATGCGGGCTGGGCGAACTGGGAGTCATAGGCTTCGTGCCGCTGGGCGGAGTACTCCTGGCTGACGTTGGTGTAGGCGTGCGAGCCGGGGGTGTCGTGCATCTCGCCATCCACGCTAGAGCGAATATTGCCGGCGGTGTGTGCGACAGTCGGGCTATCTTCGGACATCTCCCCGCCAAGGTGAGGGGCGGCGCTATGCCATTTCGGGTTGGGGTTTTTCGCTGCGACGTTCATAGTGTCTCCTAAAAGGTTCCGTCATGGCCCATATCACAGCTGTAGTCCATGTGACAGGGCGCTGAATCATAAGATTTGGCGTTCGGGTCAGCGACTGAGTTGCCGCTAGCCTCGCCATCAGAAGTGTGCTGGGGGACCATTTGCGGCGCTGTACTGCCCGCCATGTCATCTCCCCTAGTGCGGGGGCCTTCCTGCAGGCCGGCCCATTGGTTCTCGCTCATTGGATGTTTGCTCCTGCACCTGAGGAGGTGCTAGTTGTGGGCGTTGCTGGGATATTGACTGGTTTGCTGGCTCCAGGCGTCGAGCTTGGGCCATCGCTAGGCGGTACTGCGCCGGCGTGCGAGCGGCTTTGCCAGCTGCCAGTACCTACCGGGTAGTCAATCACCTGGTCGTTGGCGCCGGGGTCCATGCGCACCACTTCGTGCGTGGAGGCGCCAGGAATATACATAGAAGCCGAGGGGGCTTGGGGGCCGCCTGCGCCAGGAGCGCTAGGTCCTCCGGACATTGGTTTAGACATCGGGGGCATCATAATTGGTCCTTCATCCGGCGCTATGCCGGGAATTGGGCCGCGTGGCGGCACCATAGGGGGATTGCCCCGCATCACTATTTGGGATGCTGGGCCAGAAATTCCGGGATCGCTAGCTTCCCGCGCCATCGTGGACCTCGCAGTCCATATAAACTATCTCGTGCATGCTGCCGCCGGGGATGTGCGTTTCTCTTTTGGGCTTCCAACCGGCCTTCCGAAGCGTGCCATACACATAAGCGTCCGCGTGCTCGCCCGAGAGGCCTTTTTTAGAGGCCTCCCGTTCGAGTTTGTGTTCTAGTGCTTTGGGCATTCTAGCCGATCTGAGCTATCTCGATCTGCAAGTTGCCACCAACCAAGCCCGTGGGGGCATGGCCAGCAACAGAAATACCCAGCTGATCGCCAGCATTCATCAAGAGAACACTCTTGGTTGCGGTGAGGGTTAGCTCTTGGCGTGTGTTAGCGACGATGGTGTGCAGGTTTACTGTAGCCGCAAGGATACTAGTGCCCGAAGTGATCGCCGTGGCATCTGCCGTAACCTTCAAGCAGTCCAGGGTTGGGGGCGTAGCATCCGAGCTAATTACTGAGCAGTTGAAGCGAGCGTTGAGAATTTTGCAATTCCACGGCGCTTCAAATATCCACTTCGTTCCCGTCGCCGCAAAGGTGACCACATCCACGTTTACCGAGACAACTTCCCTGGTTGTGGGCTTGTAGGCGGTGACTGTAGGGCTTGCGGCCGGTGCACCGGCATAACCACTAGCCTCTTGTAGGGTAGTGAGAACGCCAAGGACCGGGTTTTCAGCAACAAATAGAGCCATGACTATTCTCCTTTAGCAGTCAGCGCCTTAGCTAGAGAAGGCGATGATCGCTCCGAAGGAGATGGTCACCGCAGAGGTGGTGACTGTGGGGTAGTAAATCGTGAAGCCGGTGGTCGTCACTGCGCCCAGGCTGAGCTTGTTGGTGCCAGTCTGGAACAAAGCTGCGGCCGTGGAGCTGTCTGAGCCGTTGCCGGCGTAGAACAAGTTCACCCAAACGGGCAGGGCGCCCTTGGTGTCTACAGCGGTTGCGGCGGAGTTGACTTCGGCCACCACTCCCGAGTTGCTCGCAGCAAAGTAGCTGCCGTTAACCGAGCTAACCGTGAGGTTGGTGACGTTGTTGCCGGAGTTGGTGAAGCCGGTGACCGCCACCACATCTCCAACTGCAATGCGGGTAATCGGTCCAAAGCTATAGTAATCGGCATAGGTCGAGGTCGTGGCGTCCACCTTGACCTGGGTGAGGGGCAGCACGAAGGTGTTTCCAAAGGTCTGCGTGCCGTCAATGAAGCCTACCGCTACTGAAGTGGCGGTAGAGCCTGATAGAATCGTCCCGTAGCCGTAGAGGGTCTTGGCTAGCGGGCCGCCATTCTGGTCAGCGATTATCTGTCCGCCTAGGGCGGAGGTAGCCGGCTGGCCGATGTAACTAAGATTAACTTGAGCTGATGCTCCCATCGGGATTTGTTTCCTTGTTTGTGGGTTGCGTCCGGGAAGGATCGCCGGACGGGTCTATTAAACCGGGAATTTCTTCGCCGGCTTCTCTGGCTCGGTAGGGCAGGCTGTCTTTAGGCAGCTGGAAGACCCGCGTTGTCGGGGGTCCGGGGTACGCTATGTCCCAGTGGTCGCACAAAATGCCGCCGTGCGCCACTATCTTGAAGCCTGCGTGCCTAACCGAATTGCAGAAACTTATGTCTTCGCTCACTACCACTGAGCTGACTGCGGGATCGCACGATTTGACGTCGATCCAGGGGAACCAAGGCTTGGGGATGTGCTTGAACACCTCGCACTTAATCATCATACAACCCGCGCCCATCCCCGAAACTTCAAAAACTTCCCCTACTCGCCAGTCCCAAAATGGCCCCAACCCCAATCCCCTGAAGATTACTGGCCCTGGCGGGTCGCATTTAGTCATGTAAATGCCGCCAGCGGCCATTACCTTAGGGTTGTTCTCCAGCACATAGTGCAATCGGCGGAGAGCATTTGGCGGTGGGATGGTGTCATCGTCCACGAACCAGAGGTACTTGGCCTCGGCTTTGACCGCTTCCTCAGCGATTAACTCCCTAGCCACCTCGACTGGCCGGTCGTTGATCATCAGCATGCCACAACTCAGATGGGTTGGCGGCGGCTGCATGGACATGGCCACCACCAGCTCGCGTGGCACCATCTGGCGGTTACTGGCTAGGCCGGTGAGCAGCCCTACCCGATACCCCTCCGGGAAGGCTGCCGGTAACGAGCCCCTCGCTTGCACTATCTTCTCTGGCGTCTCTGACAAAGGTTCCCCCCTCGATGCGAATTATATGCTGCTTGAGTTCTCCACATTGCGTGCAGATCGCTGGGATAATGATTCGGTTAGGGACCCCCTCAACCTGAATCATTTCCTCGACGTGGAAGCGATGCTGGCCTTCGCAGATGTCACTTGCCACGGCTAATCTCCACCAAATTTTCTGACACCTGGACTTCCCTGATGCGGAACTTGGCCGGGATGTTGCCCTCCTGGCTAGGTGCTGGGTCTTTCTCCTCAGCGATTTGACGCTGGAGATTGGCTATGGCCTGCTGGAAGGCGGTGTTCACAGCGTTCCCTTGACGTAATAGGCTGGCTCAGCTAGGCGCAGAGCGAAATCGAATATCTTCAATGCAAAGGGCACTGGCTTGAGGTCGTTGCGAATTTTCTGGATGTACATATCGGCTGCTTGGTGAACGTCCTTGGCGGCTCCTTGAAGGTCGTTAGAGCCATTTCGTATCGCCAAGAAGGTTGCGGGGATGTCCGGATCGCCGGTTAGGGTCTTCAGATTATATGCTGTGCTATTCAAATCGGCTATACCAGGCGCCATCGAGCTAACCTGTAGATCGAGATTGTCCAGGGAGGACCCAATTTCGATTTGAGTAGCATGCAGGTCCTGCAGGGTTTGAGGGATTAGCTGTTGGTTGATCGCCAGGGAGGTGTCCGTCGTCGCTGTCTGGATCGCCAGAAGGGTATTTAAAACCTGTCGCGTCGTCGTCAGGATGGCCTTCGACTCGACCTGGGAGTTGTCCTCGACTATCTGGGTCGTCTTGCGCACATTCCTGGCGGTTAGAGTCGCCTCGTCCAGGAAGGCGTTGGTATGTAGCACAAGCTCCGGCAGGCCCTTCACCGCTGGATACGCTAACCAGCATCCATACCCCAGTGCGCAAAGTAACAATATCACCAGGACGTGCCTGATTAGCGTCAGAGCCTGCAGGAGTTTGGCCATTATCCATTAGGCTGCGGGTGTTGAGGTGCTGGGCGTGGAACTGGCTGGCGGGGCTGTGGCTGCAGCTACTGCGGCGTTGAGCGCTGCGGCTTGGGCGTTGATGGCCTGTGCGGCCGACTCAACTGCCTGGTCACTATCACCGCCCGCTAGAGCCGCTAGAATCGCTGCGGCTTCCGACTGAATTTCTGCTGTTGCTGAGCTGACTGCTGTGGTTAGGGCGGTGACTGCCGCTTGCAAATCGGTAAGGCCTTGTGCCATCTTTAGTATCTCCTGTACGACCATGGTGAGTTGTCCGTTGATTTCCCGAAGCAGACTCTTGTCGGTTGTCAAGGTTGTTCGATGTCCTCGATCTTCTTTGCGCGTTCGATGTCTCCAGCCTCGGCCTTGTAGCCGTGCGAACTCTGGAGCTTGCTCAACCACCAAGAGGTAAATTTTCCCAGTAAATCGCCCCGATTAGCCGCCCTTTGAGCACGAGAGCTAATTGTTTCATCTGGATTGCCGCCTAGCAACACATTGGCGAACTGGTCCACCCCCACCAACGCTCGGTGGACGTAGCCTTCCTTGGCGGCTTGGGACTCTTCCTTGGCTATAACCTGAGGGCTAAGGGGCTGATCGGTCATACTACACCTTGCTGGCGGCTAGCTTAGCTGAGGCGATGATCGCCTGCATGTCCGCCACAACGTTCTTGTCGAAGGCGACATTGATGCCATTGGCCTCTGCAGCAGCGCCGGCGTCTTCTACAGCCTGGGCCACCTGGTCAATCAAGGTGTTTCCCAGGACAAAAGCTGCGGTACTACCCGGAACGAACGCTTCCACAACCGGCGAAATGGCGTTCACGTCGGTGATAATCTTGGCCGCAACGGCCGGAGCGCCATTAGCTACCTTCTCCAAGAACGATTTAACATCCTCGGCGCCTTTCTTGAAATCACTTACCAAAGTTCCTAGAACTGACATTGCATCCCTCCTAGTGGGAATAGCTATTCGATTGGATAAACTTGGCTTTCTCGGCTGGGCTGAGAATTAGCTCGCTACCTCGATTGGGTCGAGGATTCTGCGCGCATATATATTGGAAACTGTTCATTAGGTGGTCATTACGCTTGCGGGGCTTGTCCTTGCTAAGACCCTTCTGGTCGCCTCTAGCAAAGAAATCCCAGACGTAATGGGCGATTTCCCCCTGGAAATCCTTTAGGTCGTCGAAAAAGTATGCCTTTGCATGAGGCGAAGTCGGCTCAACAGTAGCCTGGATGTACTCACGGGAAGCATTGAGCCCATAGTCTTCTCCAACCACTGCCAGTCTAACTGGTATCTGGGCATCTCGGTAGAGCTGCTGATTCGTTTTATGTGTCTCGGCATTGCGTTGAGAGCCCCATTTTGGGTCAATTAGCCAGAGGTCGATTCGATCCCCGCCGTTTCGAACCAGGATATTCTTGGCGTGCTCAGAGACAACAAGGTCTCTTTCATAATACTCTCGATAGAAGTATAGGTCACTGTTAGGCGCCACGGCACACCAGAGACAGGCAGTTGTTCCAGTGGCAGCGGGGTCAATACATACCACTCTCCGCCAACTTCTAGGAAGGGGGATAGGCTTAATGAGGTGCTTTTTGGGCTCCCATTGGTTATAGACAAGGCCTGATCGCTGGATGAACTCGCCATAAAGTCTAGCTTTCTCCTCGTAATGGCCGGCCCATTTCACCTTGAGACGAGTTTTCTCTTCCTCAGGCACGTAGGGATTGTCCAGCACGCTCAAGTAAACAAAGGCCAAATCCTTTGCCCCAGATTTCCACTCCTCCCACAGGTCGAACACCCACGGCGTTTTCGTACCCGAAGCGCAATCTGTTAGCGGCGTGAGGGTTATTAGTATCTTGCCGGCACAATCGACCGTACGTTGATAGCATTCGTCGTAGATTTCGACCTCGGGCTCTTCGTCAATCCAAACCAAGTCTACGCTAGCCCCTTGGAATTTTTCCCTGCCCGAGTCGGCTGACTTGCAGGTAAGGAGGCTCCCGTTCGTCCCCAGGATTTGGTACTCCGAGTCGCTGATCTTTTTCACGAGCGAGGGATCGCTGGGAAATAAAGCTGGATGGTCTTTGCCACGGCGAATCTTTTCGCCCCAAAGGACGTCCCTGACGGTTGGAAAGTCCAGCCCAACTACCCAGATTACGTTCGGTGGCTCCGGTATCGGTAGGTCCTTGACCCATTCCCATGCTGGCTCGTCCTTAAAGTAGTCTTTGCCGAGAAACCACGCTATGGCTATAGCGGCTCCGACCTCGGTCTTGCCGGAGCGATTACCCCCCAACAGCCCAATGACCTTCTTGTCGGGCGTGAAGGCCTTGAATAGCGCTGGCTGGTTGCCCTCCTTATAAGGCGACCAGTACTTAATATAGCTGGTTTGGCGCTTGTTAGCTTCAACCGCCTCCAGGATCGCCAAGGCTTCCTGAGAGTCGTAGGCCTCTAGCTCCCGCAAAGCGGCTTCAACTCCGCTCGACATCTAGCGCCTTTAGTCTTTCTGGGGTAACATAGCCTATTTCCAACATGGTAGGGATTTCCTGGTTCTTGAAGTGGCGAAGGCCATAGCTAGCCATAAACACTTCCCGACCATCCTGGTCCTTATCGAAGAGAACTTTATAAGCCTTCTCGCCCCACAGCACTGATCCATCACTATGCTGGCCTGGATGACCGGCTTCTAGCGTGCAGTGGGTTGTAAACCAGACACCTTCTCGGCGGGCGTCGCCGTGCTTCCAGCCGTCGTCCTTGGCTTCGAAGCGGTTACTGCATTGCAGCTCAATTTGCACGCTGGTCCTTGGATTCACTCTCAGCTCGCTCACGCAATTTTTGGCGAATTTGGTCCAAATCCCTGCCTGTCATGCCAGCAAAGACGTTCACATTGCCCGCTTCACCGACCCAACCCTCGACTTTTGTAGCCTTTAGGATCACCTCAGCGGCTTTGTCGTACTCACCGCGAGTGAACAATTCCTCCGCGCAGGCTAGAAGCTTGCCGACGGCAGTCTTTTTGGACCATTCCTTGTCGGTGCCAATCTCTCTAAAATGACGATTTCGGCTGCTACGCAAGATTCGCTGGAATACCGCTGAACGAAAGGTGTTCCTGGCCTCCAGAGTGGTCATCGGCACCTTCAGTCGGGTAGCCGCTTCGGTGATCTGGAGCCCCTCACGGCTCATTAGGTCGGCCACATCCTGCCACCAGGCTTGTTCTTCTTTAACCAAGGAAGTGAATTCCTCTCCAAAGCGCCACTAAGCCCAATGAAATCAACAAATCGGCTTGTAGCACAGAAAGTTTAGGCAGTTTAAACGCTTGCCCAGGCGTGGAGTACGCTTGCTGTCCAGTCAAGTGGGCTCCTTTAAGCCTTTTAAAGGGCTATCGCTGGTTCACGCCAGCACGAGTATCCAGACAGTAGCTGGATGTATATGTGCAATAGGAGCCAGAATCCGTCCAGGCTGGTAAAAATCAGCTAAAATTGTCAAAATAACTGGCCTAAAATGAGTTACTTATGGGTGCGGGGTTGCAGTACTAAGTCGAATTGCTGCTATAATATAACTAGAAAAGCTGATTAGTAAATGGGTTAGTTAGGACCCAACTGCGATACGATGGCGATGTCGAGTGGTAAAGCTAAACCCCTGCGCTGCAAGCTGTTAGCAGCGTTGAACTTGACGGCCAGTTGCGCGCACACGCAAGCAAAGCCCGTTGGGTGAGCGGCGCATCGGTCGTTAACCCAATGCCGAGCCTACCGCTAGTGACACATGGAGACACACCATGAGTGATTTGATGCTTCCGAACATTGACGACGTAAGAGAGCGTATTCAGCAGACCATCGCCGATCACCTTGCATTGGAGAAAGCTGGCAAGACTGGCAATCCGTACTTCGCTTATGGCGGGGCTAACGGCATTGACATGGAGGTTGGTGGGGTTGTGGGCAGACTCAAGGTGGGTTGGTTCGCCTTGAAGCCAGCCGAGCAAGTAGCTGCGAAGCGTGCTGCTACGGCCACAAGCGCGTTTGCCACGGCGAAGCGCCTTATGACCACGGAAGAAAAGCGTGCAGCAGCCGAGGAATTGCTGGCCGATCTCTAGGCCAGTAGCAAGCTGGTTAGGCACTAGCCTACGCAAGTCCAGCGACTAGGCCGTTGGAGACAACGTGCTTAGTCAGTGGGCTTTCGGTAATCGAGCCTGCTAGGAGGCGCTTATGAGAGCCAAGGTGTTTGAGTACTTGACGTACAGCTTTCCCGTCGTTAGGACTACAACCGAAGCGCACGTACTTGCGGCACTAGAGCGACGGTTTGAGCTGACGCCGCGCTTTGCCAAGTTTTACCTTGACCAGTGGTTTGGTCAGGTAGGGGGCTAACATGGGGCTACTACCAGTCAAGAATTACCCACTGGCTAAGGCGCTCAAGAAGGCGAACCATGCCGACCAGCGCATACCCGTGGGCATGGACGCCAAGCACTGGGACGCCATACTTAAGCAGCGCCTGATTGACGCCTATGTGTCCAACGCTATGTGGGCGGGCTATCAGGTCGCCAAATGGGTAGAAACTCGCCGGCGCATAGGAACGGGCTATGCTGATGCGCTGGAATTGCTCAACGATGAGAGGCTTATGGGCGAGCGGCTAGACGAGTTCGCTGTACATGCCGCTTTGCGCCCATTTGCCATTCGCCGGGCTAGGGCTTTGGTGCTATCTGGCAAGCTCCAGCCCCGCCGGGAACAAGCCAATGGAAACTAGCTGCCCTAGCTGTGGAAGCATGTACATGGTAGATCGCCCATTGGTTGAATATTGGCGCAACGATATTAGCATGGGTCTAAAGCCATGCCGTGATCGCTGGCACATCGAGCGCCACGACGTTGATGCCGAGTTTGAGGCTAGAATGACGTTGATTGACCCCAACAAGCTGATCTTGAACGACTGGGATATTCACTTTCTGCGCGATATGCAGATTGAGGTGCCTCGTGCCAATTGAGCTGGTTTGCTTACTAGGCGTTTGGCTATTTACCTTAGGTTGGAAGCTGCGACGCCTAGGCTATTAGACTGCGCTGTTGGTCGCTCTAGTGTCAACAGAGCTACCATTGGGCAGTTTAACTCTAAGGAGGTTGTATGGACAATGATAGCACAGAGTTGGTGCATGTCGAACCCGCAGTTGGCGAAATCGTCGAGGAGCCGATTGAGGCTCGAGGCGAGCAGGAAGCCGATGCCGCCGAAGAAGGCGAAATCGACTAGGCAACGAAGTCTGTTGCTGCTTTGCTAGGTTTGTGTCTAGCAGCCAGAGCCATGTGGATTCGAGTGGCTTTGGCTAGTGGACATAATCCACTGGAGGAACTAGCTATGGAACAAGAATGCGAATTTTGCGGTACCGAGCTGTGTGAGTGCGAACCAAGCGAGCTAGAACCCCGCCAGATGCTCCGCGCTGTGTGCATAGCGGTGCTGGCTGGGCTGGTGATTTGGGTGGCGCCATTTGCGGCGTTCCTGCTATGAGGCGCACTAACACAGAGCTTCTTGCCATAATCAACTACTCACCTGGTTTGTGCCTATGTGGGCATGGCGAAAGCTGTGGGGTGTGCTCACGTAGCGACAAAACCCGTGAATTTGAGCATATCGCCAAGGAGTTAGCTAAGCGAGAATTAAAGAGACGTGGCGTTGTGCTGAAGGTTGCGAACAGAGCACACGGCTATTTCTCCACGGAATACATGCTGTGATGCGGCGCTACGCTCTGGACAGGGAATTGCTGTGGGATGTGGTAATTTTGCTGGTGATCTTGGCGATATTCGCTGGGATTCTACATTAGCCCGTGATTTCTTGATTGGCAGACTTCCATGGATAAATTCATTCAAGAGGTGTTGCACCGACGAAATAGCTATATTGGTAGTAGGGATGGTCCCGTAATAGCCAGAGAAGGTGAGTTTATTAAGCAACCTCCCGGCTATCGCCAAGCGATGGAGTTTCTGCTGGCTGGACGTACAACCTTGCCCCCTAGTCCTGAGGAGCCTAATATTTACTGGAGCACTTTGGGCAGCAAGGGTAGAATATATCGCTTTTGGTTAAAGGAGGCCAAATGGCCAACATAGGTTACTATTGCATTTGTGGCGAGCGTTGTGACACTCCCATGCTGCTTAGCCGCCACCAAGCTACCTGCAAGGTGGTTAGGGAGCCGGGCACACCATTTCCAGCCGCCTTGGCCAAGATAAATCCACCGGGAGCACAATATGGACACCATGCTCGCCAAGCTAGCTGACATGCTACAAGCCATTAGATACCTCGCTGTGGGCCTGCTGTGTGTACTGGCGGCGCTAGTCTGGATATTTGACAACGACCGTTGGTGGAGCTAGCTATGAGCTTCCATAACGACATTTTCGTGCTTAGCCAAGCCCTACGTGCGCTGAACACAGCACCACGCTTCAAAGTGGGTGAAACTGACAGCTACGAGATAGCACGCTTGGTACAGGAGCTACTACGCCAAAAGGAATTTGACCACGAATCCATTGATTCCTGACGTGCGCACACGCGCGAGTGAAGCCCGCTAGTCGGCTGGAATCGCCAGCCGGGAGGCCAAAATGCTTTACAATCGAGCGGACATGGAATTGGAGTTAGAAATTATTGAGATCGCCAGCCAATCGCTGAGTCGCAAGGTAGCTGCTGGAGAAATCTCGGGCTTCGAGTGCTTGAGGGTTGAGCGCGAGCTGGATTATCGCCGTCGCCAAGCCAAGGGCAAGCTGCTGCGAACCCAGGGGATAGTCAGCGACATTCGCGCCGCTAAATATCGCCTGCAAGACGCCAACAATTTGCAAGCTGGACCTGAGTACAAGCGCCAAGCTGTTGCGCTGGCTGAAGCAGCCGTCAAGAGAGCGCTAGCAGCCACTCGATTCAACCAGTCGCCTTATCGCCGTAAGGAGCAAGATGGAGAAATCGTTCAAGAATTGCAAGCGTCTATTGGGTAAGCATTTGTGCTGTCTGTGCAAGCACCGGCGTGCGTTCTGCTGGCGCATCAACAAACGAATTGCGTGCCGAAATTGTCTGAATTGGATACTTATTAGGCGCGAATTGGGCTTGCGCTAACGAGGTTGTAACTTTAGCGACGTAGTTTGTCGCCAGGAGATAGCATGAAAAAGTTTACCCTAGGCTGTGTGCTGGGCGTTTTGTTGGGTGCTGTGCCAATCCACGCCGATGACACTGTGAAGGTGATGGACCGGGCAGAACGCTTGCTCAAGGTGGACTCCAGCCTGATCGAGGAGTTCACTGAGTTCTACGTGACGGTTTGCACTGTCAATCCGGCAGACGCGCAGGTTAGCTCGGTCTGCTTGGAGCATAATTCCAAGATTGATGTGCTTTTCAAGAAAATCATCGCCATTGGTAAAGAGAAGTAGTCCAACAAAATCGCCTAGCCGAGACTAAAAACCTCGCTAGTCGCTAGCGGCTGGCTTGGCCATTCCGGGTACCGGCCAGCCGCGCCTCCTACTTTAGCAGAGAGGAAACTATGCAAACGAACCAAGAAATTGCGGACAAGGCGTTGGATTTAGTTAAGCAGGGCGTCACCACACTCTACACCGACGTTCAGAAGGTTGCGCCACAGGTCTGGAACATGGCCTTGCGGCAAACAATTGTTGACGGTGTGGAATGTCTGATTGGGGTTGGGCTAGGGGCCGGGCTGATCGTGTTTGGGCGTTATCTTTGGATTCATGGTACTAAGCTACGCGCGGCCCACATTAATCTGAGCTGGTACAACTCAGACAGAGAGACAGGTTGGAAGGTCTGTGGCTGGATTGCGGGGGTAACGGGCTTCCTTATTGTAACGATCTGTCTATTTAACGCCATTGATCTGCTGGGCAATCCCGGCTACTGGACGCTGGTAAGGCTGATCCAGCTAGCACAGCCTAACCACTAGGAGTTACCAAATGTGTCAACGCGGCCAATGCTGGGGAATTCGTGACACCATCGCCTATCACGACACGGAAACCCTGCTGAAATTCCTGAAATTGATCCAGAACCGCGAAGCCTACTGGCGCAGAGCTGTGCTAGTTGAGCTGGGAAAGCGAGGCGTTAATGTCCAATAAACCTATCTGTCCACATTGCAGTAAGCCGATTCAATCAAACCTCTTACCCCAGGCTAGCAAGGATAAGCTGGCTAAGTTTCGTTACCGCGCGGAACAATTAGTACAGGAGATCGCCGAGCGTCGAAATAAGCTGCGCGACCTTATTGACGAGTGCGGAGACTTGGAAGAGCACTGTGACAACTTTGAGAACCTAATGCAAGAAGCCTTGGACGGGCTGAGCGAGGTTATCTAATGGCCAAGCATCTTAAGTCCTTTTGGCTCTGTAAGATAATCGGCCATGCCTATCACACCGTTTCCCTGAAAAATTGCGCTGTGTCGAATTGCCGGCGGTGTGGCGCAAGGTACTATAGCCCAGATTATCCAGTGCACCTTGAAAATGAGGTGGAAATTCGGGCTGGGCAACTTGGATTGCTGCCAGAGGCACGCGAACAATGAAAAATCCCCTTGAAAGCATTCATGTTAGGGCCGCGATCATGGCCCTAATCATTTTTGGTGAAGCTTGCGCTTGCGCCTACTGGACGGTTGTTGGGGAAATTGTAGCAATCGTGCTCATAGTGGCATTGGCAGTCATGGTTTGCTACATCATGGCCCTTGTCATGGGGCCTGAATAATGAGCTGGTGCGTCAAGGTCAAATCGCTCTGGGGCTGGGAGACTCGCGCCGAATTCAAATTCCGCGATGAGGCTTGCAACTATGCCCACTGGCTCCGCAAGCAAACCCGTTTTTTGGTACAGGTCGAGGCGTTGTGACCGGGCTGGGCACTCCTAAGGAGGTGGCGAGGTGAGCGACGTTTACGTGGTTATGGGCCAGACTGGCGAGTATTCAGATCGCACCGAGTGGGTTGTCGTCGCGTACAGCAATGAGGCCGATGCACAGAAGCATGTTGAGAACGCCACCCGCAGAGCAAAGGAACTGGAAGTTACCAAGCCGAGGAACTGGGAAGCTCTGGAAGCCCACCTCGCCTCAAATGAGTTTGACCCCGCCATGCAGCTTGATTATACGGGAACGCGCTACTACTACATGGCCGTGGAGTTGCGTTCGTGACCATCCCGAAGCGGAAGGCGAAGCGAAGCATCTGGAGTATTGAGACTATCTATTGCGAGCAATTGGAAGAAGGCGTGCTGCTGGCGACGGCAGTATTTCGAGACTCTCAATTCGGCATGGCGCTGCGAAAGAGTTTCAAGACGGGCGATCTGGTGCGCGTTACGGTTGAAATCGCCCCCATCCCGAGCAAGAGGAGCAAAAAGCGATGAGCAAACAGTTTGGCTGCGCGTACTGCGATTTTGAAGCCGACAGTGGCGATGAAGTTTGGGACCACTTTATAGCCAAGCACAAGGATAAACGCGATGTTCTTCGCCGTCCTGCCGCCCCCAGCGGAGAGCGGCAGTGGCTCAAGAATATCAGGGATGGAATCTCCACTCCCGATGCAGCGCTAAAGGAAATGGAAGCCAATTTGTTGCGGATTTGCTCTCTGGCCGCGCCATCCCAACCAACCTCCCCGGCCCCGCAGCCGAACGTAGATAAGAAGCTCGACGCAATTGATCGTCGCAACTCAGTCGTGGATTCAATGGTCGCGGCCCCGCAGCCATCTGCAACGGCCCGTGAAGTGGCGCACAAGATTCTTGGAAACGGTTTGACCTCGAAAGCGTATGACGACGTTGCGGTGATTATCGAATCCTTCTCTGCCCGCGAACACGAAACCGGAGCTAACTGGATGTTAGACAATATTCGTGCAAGCGTAAGGGGCTATCCAGATCACGGCGGAGATATCGAAGTTATGCAGCAGATTGAACGCATCATTGCCCGATCTGTGGCCGCTACGATTGCGAATATTACTGGCCGAATGATCGAGGACATTATGATTCACAAGCCGGTGTATGAGGTGGCCGACAGAGGCGATACGACAGATGACGTTGACAGCGACAAGCTAGCCGCAGAAATTCGGGCCGAACTTGCGGAGCGAGAGCGAGCCAGAAAGTGAGCTATGCGAGATGAGTGTAGCGTATTTGCGGATTTACTTGGCAGTCGTTTGGGCAGCGTTGCGCGTCCCTAACCCTGCGCCCCCTAGGAGAACAATTTGGGCGTTTTAAGTGAACCACATGAAACTCCTGCTCGGCGGGCTGGCGACATGGCTCCAGAAAGCCCTTTGCTGCGCTTGGCGAGGCTCCTGGCCGGCGCAATGTGGACGCCAGTACCCAAGGACCAGACTTTTAGCCCGTGCAGGCTTCGCGTGATTGTACGCCTAGCACGCCGGCTGGTGGAACTAGCGGACCAGGAGGTGAAAGGTGCACGAAGCTAGAGAGTTTTGGGGTTTGATAAACCTGTTTGCCGCTTTCTGCTTGGTGGTAGCTTGCGTAGGCTTGGCAATTAACCAGCTGTGGATGTTTGCATTTATCTGCGCGGCGGCACTGGTAATCGCCTCAATCAATGCGTTCGTCTGCTTGAACGACTAGGAGCCGCATGGCCACTAAAGTTGAGGACGTTTTCCAGTGCGACCGCTGCCAAAAGCTGGAGTACTGGTCAGAGGTGGTGGTTAGCGAGGTGAACCACGAAGGCTATTTGTGCAGGGATTGCGGAAAATTTCCCGGAGGAGTGCCAGCACCAGTTTGCGTAAGGGATGGTGTTGATATGCAAAGGGTTATCAACTCCACCTACCAGGTTGACTCTCTAATCGGCAAATGGCGCTGCCCAGTCTGCACCGCCGAGACAATCATGGGCGTCAGGCAGGTGGAATTGCTCCAAAAGCGTGTCCGCCCAGCGGTAGACGCCCCAGACGCCTACCCTTGCCTGCCAGACGGCAAGCTGGATGGAGTAACAATTCTGCGCCGAGCCTGCCGCCATTTCCAAGAGGACGAAGCGCCCGATTGGAGGGAAGGCGAGCAAGCCGCCTATAATCAACTATTTAGGAAATGGTTCGAGCTAAGCTGCATCGCTGATGGCGAGGAAGTCTGCGACATCGCCACTTGGGACGAGCTGGCTGGAGCTGAGGCGCACTTGAACGAGGTGATGAATGCCGACTAGCAACATTCCCGGCAATACCCATTTCCGCTGCGTGCAGCTGCACTACGCTCCAATTGGAGCCAAAAATGAGCCAGGCTGGTAAATTATTTGCAAAAAAGGTGAAAAATGTTTGATTTCCTGCTTCCCAAGCCCGGACCCAAGCTGTTAGGCCCAGCGCCCAAAGCGGCTGTGGATGACCCCCTGGCAGATAACTATTTCGCCTACTTTGTAGATGCTGGTACCAAGGTCCGGGCTGAGTGCGAATGTGGCTGCCGCTGCACCTACAGCTTGCGCTATTCGACGCTCAAGGGCATCCTGGACACCGCCCCAATGATCAATATAGCTTACCATGAGCTAGACCCTTGTGAGGCGGAAGGCGATCTCTGCAAGTACAACTGGATTGACTCAGACGCCTGCTACCGAGAGTTTATAGGCAGTTTCCAGCGCGCCAAGCGTGCTGAGAAGGAGGCCCAAGATGGAGCAAGGATCGCCACCCAGCCCGCCGTGTAGCCCAAGGATTAGGCCAGCGGTGGACGCCGAAGAACTGGAGAACGATCTCCAGCTGCTACCAGGCGAGTTCAACTGCCTGGCTGGCTACCGGCTCAATGGCTACGAGTTAGGAGGTGAAGGTTGATAACTCCAGAGGAATTTGACGCACTCCACGCTGAGCTAGCCAAAGACGCTGAGCCAGCCAAGGAAATTCCCCAGGGCGGCTGGGTTGTAACGGAAAATGGCTCATTGGGACATCGCCAGCCAGGCCAGGACACCTGGATCAGCCTGTTCTACAAGACCGTTGATGGCGCCAAGGTTCGCTCAGACTACTTCTACCCAACAAACCAACCCTGGAAGCTAGCCAAGCACCAAGGCTTTACCCTGCCAAAGTTCGCCGGCTTGTTGCCTGAGCTGTGCAAGCGGCTGAATGTCTCGGCGACTTCAGGCACTGACCCAGAAATCTTCGTCCAGGATCGCTGGGGCGACATTCTCCCGGCTTGGAGTTTCCTGCCCAACAAAGCTGAGGCGTATAAGTTGCCTCGTTGGGAAAATGAGAAGGTGTTTAGGGACTCCGGCCCGCTATCGGCAGAAGTCAAGGCCAACTCCGTAGCCTACTGGGATGGCTTTCAAGCTGAATTCTCCACGCCAGGAGTGAACTGCCTAGACATCCTCTGCGCCGAGGTGTTCCACCAGTTGAAGGCGTTGCAAGCCAAGATGCCTTTGGGCTGCAAGCTAAGCCCAGAGAGCACCCTACCAGTAACCCAGCTAGTTCTGGACAAGGCTAGCGAGGAGCATGTCGCTCTAGGCTGCAAGCCTTCCCTGAACGCCTATGGGCACAAGGGCATTTGCGTGGAGAATTGCCGGGATTTGCGCCACCGTTTTGCTGGAGGTCACATCCATTTTGGCCTGGACGAGCAGTTCAAAGCGCCTGAGCAGCTAATTGCTGCCGTCAAGATGATAGACGCGGTGATGGGTGTAGCCTCGGTGAGCCTGCTGCCCAAGGAATCGCCAATTCGCCGCCGCTACTATGGACTGGCTGGTGAATATCGCACGCCCAGCCATGGACTAGAGTATCGAGTATTGAGCAACTACTGGCTGCGCTCACCCAAGCTATTCATGCTAACCTTTACGTTGGCCAGAGGCGCCATGCGGTTGGGCCTCAGGGATTTCCGCAAGGATTACCAAGCTAGCGACGCCGAGGTGACTGAGTGTATCAACAACCACGATGTGGACTTGGCGTGCAAGCTGATTGATCGGAACCGGGTGATCTACGAGGCGCTATTGAATGCCTACTGTAACGCCGATGCCAGAGGCGTGGACTATACCCTGGCTATGTTCAAGGGTGGCGTGGACAATTACCTGCCCAGCCAGGATATTCCGGCGAACTGGCACCTAGACCAACCAACCTATGGATACGCCAACAAGGAGCTGAGCGGGCGATGGGGACTGCACCTAGCAAGCATCTAAGCGCTCTGGAACTGGACAACCTGCGCCGGCAGCGAGCACGCTGCCCAGCTTGCAATGGCACTGGCCGCCAGCCCGACCAGCTCACGCAGTCCGATGACCGCTTTTGTGAGCCATGCCACAGCTTTGGCTGGGTGCTGCCCAATGCTAATTGCGCTTGCGGGCGCTCCCCAAATATGGAGCAGGAAGGGATTTTATTTTGTGGCAGGCCACCTTGCCTGGAGCGGCTCAAAACCGCCAAGCTAGTGGACCAATATTTGTACTGAGTTGCCACATCGAACTTGAGGAAGCATCCAGTTGTCACGCAGCCGCGCCTGAAGTCTGACAGTGGCCCTAAGGGCCTGGGGGTGAGAACTCCTCGTTTGACACGGGAACACTTTCAGGCACGGTCGGTTGGCGTAGAAGCTAGTTGCCTCTGTGCGCGACGTAAGCCTGGGTTGGGCCAGCGATAACGCTATATTCGCCTTCGGGTGGATCACTAGCGCGCTGGTATGGACCACGCCTTGCAAAAGGCGTTCAGGGCTGGGCGTCCGGTTAAACAAGTAGCTAGTCTGCGCCCGTTGACGGTGCCGAGGGAACCGGCATGGACACGGACTGGCGCTGTTTCCTCAGGAAATTTTCTGGAGGTTGTATGACAGGCTGCTTAGCTGAATCCTTGTATCTGCTGGAAAGCTCATTGAGAACACGCGGCTATAGTGTGTGCAGGATGAATGGACGAACCGTTCATGTTACAACTTCCCAAGGCGCCAAGTTTGATCTGTCGTTTCTGGATGGAAACCGCCGCGTATTGGTCAGCAATCATGTGTGGGTGCCGCCAGAGGATCGAGGTAGGGGTGAAGGTAGGCGCTTGCTGAATCTGCGTGAGGTGGTCGCCAGGGAAGCTGGCGTAAACCTACTAATGGCAACTGTGCATAATACCAACAAGCCAGAAATCCATTTGCTGTCCACAAGCGGTTGGAAGCGCCTGTTGAATAGGCGTGAAACCAAAGTATCCTTGTGGATTAAAAAGCTCTAGGCGTCGTCCAGCCGGGAGTGGTTGCCGCCTACTGGCGGTGGACCTAACCGAGTGTGGGCACTAAACGCCGAAAAGCGGCGGCGAACAGCTGCCGTTGAGGGGACCGCTACGGCGGTTCGCAGCGCAAGCTGCTGGGTCGAACATCGCAAGCCAGCCTTGGCCGGTAGGGGGAGACTGGTGCGCGAGCAAAATGTTGGCAGCTTCCACAACCTGTGTGGAACCAGCTGACTAATCCCGTGGACCCGCTAGGCGAGCTTGGCCAAGGGCTGAAACCCCTTGCCCCGGCGACGACCCTAGCGACCGAGACCAAAGATAAATTTCCACGGGTTCCTAGCCGGGGATGCACCAGCGCGAAAGCGGGAGGCGCAAGCCTTGAGTGGTGCGGAGGTCCCCGGCAAAGTTTCTAAGGAGACTAGCTTGGACCTAGTAATAACACCTAGCCGCAGGTTGATTCACCAAGCAGTCTATCCAGCTGGCCAACGCCTGCCGAAATGGCCCGACAAGCAATATGGCGGCTACCGGCCTTGGGCGCCAGTGGAAACTCGCCGGCATGGGCATGTCATACAAATCGAGCCTAACCGCTTCTCGCACCAAGACGGCTGGTTCAGCCCGCTGAAGGACAAGCAAGACTCCGGCTCGCTGTTGGAGCTAGCCGGGGGAAATTTGAAATTTGGCGATTATATCTATTGGGTAGGGCACAAGGTCCAGCGGGCAAACTTCTCGCTGTGCCGCTGGTGCCACAAGAATTGCTTCGATTATCGAGAGCGCAAGGACCACTTCGACAAGGTGCGCACGGAAACCTTCTCGCACGCCAAGCTGTTGGACTTCTCCGCCAAGCTGCTACGGGCTAGGGATTTGTGCGTGAGCTGTGGTTGCCACACCCGCCAGCAGAAATGGGGCGTGCCTTTGTGCCAAACGCTGAGGTGCATGGAGTACTTTATGTTCGATGTGCACATCCTGGATGGCAAGCTGGTGCAGGAGTGCCAAAACGCCGTGCTGCGCGATTTGGGACTGGCTGTGGACAAAAGGGTGGTGTGCGTATGAAGCAATTTCACATCGAACGCTACCTAAATCCCAAATGGACTTGGCGGTTGGGCAGCAAGCCCGATCCATTTCCTGGCCAGTGGCCTACTCGCTTGTTCCTGCGCCATGACGAATCCAAGTTCCTTTATCTGGGCAAGCCCAGTATTCCCCAGGTCCAGCGCTTCAACCTCCTGGTCCAGAAACTTGGCCTGAACATCTGGGACTGTGCGGTGGAATTCGACCGAGGCGGCGCTGTCTACACCCACACCGGCCAGAAGGGCACTGCGCATACCGGCAATTTGTTCCAGCTCTACCACCATTGGAACTACCCCGATAGCTTGGCTAGGCACCTGACCATACCGCTACACTGCAAGCGGCTAGGAGGCCAGTCGGTATACTCACCGTGGCAAACCTTGCCGCCGGGCTATGACGAGGCGTTTCTCCAATGGCTGGCGGACTTTCTGGGTGGCAAGCTGAAAGCCCCAGCACCTGAGCCGTCCAAGAAAAAAGCTAACCAACTGGAAGAAATCCTAGAGCGCTATGCTCCACCGCTGAGAGCGGCGCAGGCGCGGCCAGGTGGTATATTCCAAGCCCAGTGGAACGGGCGGGAGATTTTTGGGGGTGGGGTCAATGCACAGCCGGCTCCTGAACCTCAACCAGCTCAGCAGCAAGGCCGTCGAGCGCTGCCCGATCTAGATGAATGGAATCCACCAGAAATCGTCGAGGTGCGTGATTGAGCGCTTACACCGACCTCCGAGAAGATTTCCGCCAAGCGCTAGTACTAGGTGGTGTGCGACGAGACGACCACCTCAGCGCCCACTGGCGTGAGCAGCTGCCTAGCCACATCCGAGAGGTCTGGCTCCGGCGCTACTACCGCCCAGTAGAAAATCCTCTAGCACCCCTGGGCCAGTACGTCAACCATTTCCTGGTGGGTGCTGACCCAGAGTTTAGCCTGGGCATGGATGGTGGGTTGGAGGACGCCTGCAATCTCAATCTGAAAGCTGGGCTGGCTTGGGGCGCAGATAACAATGGCCGCCTAGCTGAGCTGCGCCCCGTACCCAGCAGGAGCTGCCTAAGGGTGGTTGCTAGCATAGGCGCTGAGCTGCGCTGGATGTCCTGGTTGCACAAAGGATTGATGAACTACCAGTGGAAATCTGGCGCCTGGACTGGGCGAGACGGGCTAGGCGGCCATGTACACTTCGGTCGCAAGAAGAAAACCCTCACCCCCGCAGAAACTGCCGCCTTGGACACTCTCTGCTTCTGGCTGTACCAATCGGGGATTTTCAACTACGCTGAAGGCAAGGAGCGCTACCAGCGCACTCGCGGGCATGGAGGCTATGGACGCCCAGGGGACATTCGCTGGCAGCTCCACGGATGGGAGTACCGAACGCTGCCTAGCTGGCTGGACAGCCCGTGGCTAGCTTATTTCAGCTTGACGCTGAGCAAGCTGGCGGTGTTTGACCCGCAGCTATTGCCCCGTTTGCACAAGAATCTGGAGTTGGAGTCGCCTTCGCGCATCAAGGACCACCTCTCAGCGCTGCTAGCCTATTACCAGCATCGAGACGACGACGCTGCCTTGGCTTATGCAATCCTGGTGAGGAGGGATTTCCCGAAGTATGACCCCAGCGATTTCAAGCCGCGCTGGGGCATCTTCGCACCACCGTTGCTAGTACCTCTAGTTCACATCATCCCTAATAGCGTGGAACCAGCGGAGGTGGAAGTGCGAGAAATGGCCCAAGCCCTGCTAGCCGGCCGTCCACCAGAGCCAGTAAACTCTCAGCCTACCTGGCATCCGCATCTTCTACCAGTAAACTATGTATATCTCCCGGATATGGTGCAAACGCGCCATGCCCCTGGGCTAGGTGAGCTGATGGTTGGACTCTGCACCTACGGGGAGGGTGTGCAGGTCCGCTCGCTAGGCGAGCGCCAATCAAGTATCTATATAGGCCAGGATTGGGCAAGGTATCTATCTCGAAAGCACTGGCAAGAGCTAAAGCTGCGCTTCCCCGACATCAAGTTCTCCCAAGACGAGTCAAATCGCCTGACCTTTACCACAGGCATTGACTACAAGCGCTATGGCCGGGAGCTAAAGCGCTGGCTCTGGGAAGGCCAGTTGCCAATCTGGCGCGTCGAGGATGTGCAAGCTGGTAGCTATACCCAATGGCAAGCCTCCAGAAAGATTCCTGAGGCGCCTAAGGCTAAGCCAGCTGGAAAGTATTCTATCCAACTATGAAAGGTGGTGGTGAACGATGTGCGGCATCGGAGGAATAGTTCGCTACGGTGAACGGCCCATTCTACCCTGGCAGGTGGAGATGCTAGCCTGTTCGCTGGAGTATCGAGGTAACGACGCTACAGGCCTGGTTGTGCAATTCCAGGATGGCAGTTTGGAGCTACTTAAGAACCATGAGCCAGCCTGGCAGTTTATGTCAGCCAAGGACACCCAGGAGTGGCTAGCCAAGCAGCTGGACCGGCCAGAGCACAAGCTGGTGCTGGTCCACACCCGCAAGATGACCAAAGGCAGCCAGTACCAGAACAAGAATAACCACCCGATGTTTGATGGCCAAGCCGCCATCATCCACAATGGGGTGATCTCCAATGACGACGACCTATTCAAGTCCCTCCAATTGGAACGGGCTGCCGAGACCGATTCGGACATCATCCGCGCCATTGTGGACAAGTGGGGTTTGGATCGCAAGCTAGTAGGCCGGGACGGCAAGTTAACCAAGCTAATTGGCTCAGTGGCCTCAGCAGCAATCCACCCTGGCTACCCACAGAAGTTGCTCTTGCTGCGGAGCAACAACCCGCTCTACATCGGCACCAACAAAGAGCACATGGCGTTTGCCAGTTGCAAGCGCAGCTGCTTCCTGGTGCTAGGCAATTGGGTTAAGCGTTTTGGCATTGAGCAGCGAGTCCACGACAACGACCTGGCGTTCATTTCCATGCCTAACCATACTGGCTGGCTGTTGGACCTCTCCAAGAAGGAGCTGGCTTGGCACGATGAATTCACCGCCTCGCACTACGAGCGCAAGATAGTCTACAACGTCCACAATCCCGATTGGAAGCGCCGCAAGGAAGAAGCCGAGCGGGCCTTCGACCGAGCACAAAAGCTAGCCGAAGAAGAACGCAAGAAGGAGCCGCCCACCCGCCCTTTAGTCCAGCGTCGTCCGGACTATGTAGTGTGCCAGGGCGAACTGTCCGGCAAACGCTGTACGACTATTTGCGATCTGCGGGCTCAATCTGTGGAGAAGCCGATATGGAAGATGGCTTGTCCAGATTGTGGGACTAACCTGGTGAATATGCCTGCGTGCAATTCCCAAGGCGAGATTATCCAGTAATTTCTAGGAGGCCAAGTGCCAAATTATATTATCCGTCGGTTGAAGCTAGGCCGCCGGAGCTGTAAAGGAATTCGCATCGCCAGTCGCCATCTTCGCCGCTCAATCCGCCATGATCGGGGAGTGCCTCAGGATGCTGAGTGGGTCTTTCGCTGGGGCTGCACGGCCCGCATACCCCACGACCGGGTGGTAAACTCCCCGGAGGCTATCAACTGCGTCAACAACAAAGCCGGTTTCCGCGAGAAACTCCAAGAAGCCGGACTATGCCCACAGACTTGGTTTAATTATGTGGATGTTACATTCCCCTGCATCGTGCGTCCTATGTTTCATGCCCAGGGCAAGAAGCTCTGGAAGTGTGACAACATCCAGCAATTAGCTCTGGCCGCAGATCGCGCAGGCCAAGGTTGGTACGCCAGCCAGTTGATTAATAAGACCGCCGAGTACCGCGTCCTGGTCGCTCAGGGTCGAGCTGTTTGGGTGGTCAAGAAGATTCCAGCTAACCCTCAGGCTATCGCCTGGAATGTGAACCAAGGCGGTCGCTTTGAGAATATCTCCTGGGACAATTGGCCGCTCAAGGTGGTCAAGACCGCCATCCAAGCTTGGAAGCTTAGCGGCCTGGATTTCGGCGGGGTGGACATTATGGAGGACGCCGACGGCAAATGCTATGTGCTGGAAATCAACTCAGCGCCTAGCCAGACCTCGCCCTACCGCCAGCAATGTATGGCTAAGGTGTTTGATTGGATTGTTGAGCACAACTCCTGCAAGGAAATCCCCTTGCCTGAGGAAAAGGGTGGCTATAGGAAATTTATCCACCCAGCAATCTCCCAGGATGCTCGACTAGGAGCCTAGCATGGCCCAAGCACCTCTGTGTTTCATATGTGGTGGGCGAACGGGCAATCGCGCCATCATAACCAACATGCGAACCCGCCGGGGCTTCTGCCGGAAGTGTAACGAAATGCCTGGATTCTGGCGCATGTTCTGGGACTCGCGTTCAGAAGTTAAACCAGCTGTAGACGACCCTCTAGGAAAGGAGCCAGAAAACCTTGCCAAGTAGAATTCGTGTGATGTACGCCACCCGAGACGGGGCGACTTTGTACGGCAAGAAGGTACTAACCGAGTTCTTGAAGTGGGCAGCGACCAATCCGGCTACGGCCAAGTATGTTGCTGCACCCGGCTGGAAAACTCTGCCCCTCTGGAAGCGCCTGCAAACCCTCCAGAAGCTTGGCAACTGGACCGGCAAGCTGACCATTTGGCGAGAGCGCCGAGGCGTCCACGCCAAGGAGAGCCATGCCATAGCCACCTGCAAGATACGTGGCCTGCGGCGGAAGCGTGCTAAGGAAGCCCAGCCAGTCAATCCCTGGGGCCAGTATATGGTCAACTGGCAATGGAACCGAGACGCGCTAGACAGCTCAGAGGGATTTCGCATTATTTTGCAACGTGCCATCCTCGCTGGGGACCAGTTCGCTGAAGTTGGCGGGGTTCCTTACAAAATAAACCGCTATGTTACCATCCTAAAGCCAGTAGCCGGGCGTGCAGGCTACAAGAAATTCCGCATGCCTCAAATGGAATATCGCGTAGCGGGTGAGGCTCCTGCGCCTGGCCATCCCCAGGTAGGAATCTGGCGCTAGGATGCTTGGAACCAGCTACATGGCCACTTTGCACGCTCCAGGTGGCCCTCTGCGCCATCGCTGTCTATTACACGACGCCATCTCACCGGGCAAGGGGCTAGTATTGGTGCAGGATGGCGACCACACCTACTGGTCTTGCGAGAAGTGCTTGAATAAGCTACTGGCTTGGCACTGTAAGCCAGCTATAGTTACTGAGGGGGCTCATGGAGAAACCTGATTACCAACTGGACGAGGACGCCTACTGGCTATGGGCCAAGGCTAGTGGCTTCGAAAGGGACAGAGCCGCTGAGGCGCTATACCCGGTGCTCCTGCGCTATGCCCGGAGCATCCTCTGGCGCCGACTGGACTGGCGAGAGCGCCACGCCGTCTATGAGCTAGCCGACCAAGCAGTAGCGCTAGCCATGACCTCGAAAACTTACCTCGGCCAGAGCAAGTTTACTACCTGGTTCTTTAGTGTCGTGGACAACCTGGCTAAGCGCTGGCTAGACAGGGAGAAGCGCCATCTCCGCCAGCAAGTTGACGCCGAGATAGGTGAAATGTCCGCTCCAGATAATCCCCTGGACGCCCGCATCATGGTAGACCAGCTTCGCTCCCGATTAGAACCCCTCGACCAGGAGGTGTTCGATTTCAAATTGCTAGGTACTCAATTTCTGCCAGAGGACGGCGAAGCGAGCCGCCAGTTTTGCCAAGAACGCTCCTGGCGTTATATAGACTCCTCGAACAACGAACTGGAGAACCGATGGAAGCAGCTAAAGAAGCGCATCCGCGAACAGCATTTGGCCGCGAGCTAGTTCGCTATGCCTCCGATGTGCAGGACCTGGCGGAAATGTCCGAAGCGCTCCGAGCTAATTTAATTAGCCAAGCCCGCTTTGCCCAACTACTCCGCCAGCAAGGCGTCCAAGCAAAGCTGGCCGCTAACTTGCTGCACTCGGTGGTGGCCTGCTTGCAGAAGGCGCAGGAGCAATTGGAATTTTTGGGGTATACGGATGGTTAATTACTATTATGAAGGACAGCTTGGCAACGGTGTGTACTCAACGACTGGTGGACTTCTGGGCAACTACCCTCAACCCGCTGCCCCAGCCGCTCCAGAGCCACAATTCTGGGACGAGCCAGTGCCCGGCCAGCCGCCCATCCGGCACCTTCTAGAGCCAGGCCAGCCTCCACCTACAGAGAGAGAACTCACTGACCTACAAAGACTTCAAGTAGACCGCCCGGAATACGGTTTGCAGTGGTATGGACCAGGCGCTAGGTATTTATATTATATAGCCAGACAAGCACCACCGTCGGAGCCGATTCCCCAAGAAGTAGACGAGGACGCTAGCGAAATGACTACCCGATTGAAATTGCTAAATCCCTTCAAGATAGGCGCCGATCCAGAATTCGTCGCCTTGAACCCCGATGGATCGCTGTGTATGACTGGATTGCCGCACGATGGGCCAGTAGGCCACGACCACGGCGGCAGAGTGCTAGAGCTGCGGCCTGGCCCTAGCCGCTGGGCGCTGAGGGTGGTGCGCAACATGCAAACCCTCCTGCACTCCAAGCCCCTAGCTAAGTTCTCCGACAAGCGATGGCGTGCTGGTGGTATGGCCAAGCATGGCCAACAGGTTGAGCCGCTAGGCGGGCATATACACTTCGATGTGCCAGCGTATAACAACATCGGTGTGTTCAGTCCAGCCGCACTTGCTGTGGTCAAGGCTTGCGACCAGCTAACCCGCTGCTTTGAATCGCTGGAGATATTACATAGCCAAGAGGCCAATGCTCGCCGACATGGCCAGCACGGCTACGGTCGCCTAGGCGACGTTAGAGACTGCGATGGCCGGTTGGAGTACCGCACACCAATCTCCTGGCTCTACAGCCCGCAGGTGGCCTATTGGGTGCTGACTGGCTACAAGCTGGCCGCTGCCGCGCCAGAAAGCACCCGAGACCTACAGCCCGCTAATGGCAGCTGGGCAGCTCTGAAGGATTGGTACCAGCAATTTTCTGGCAAGGACATTGACGCCGAAAGGGCGTTGGAAAAGCTTGCGGCTAGGGGGTTGAAAGCTGTGCAAGGCGATCCCGAAGCCGACATCAAGGAGACATGGAGAGAACTTGCTTTATGAACCTAACGCAGCAATTTCCCGAGCTAACCGAACTAGACGGGTTGTACAATTTGACTCAAGAATCCATTAAAACAGATGTGGCCAAGGTCAAGACGCCCTTTGCGTTCGCTACCGCCCCATTCCGCGAAGGCGCTGACCATTACGGCTATGACAAGGCCGCCAAGCAGCTGGCCAAAGCTGGCTGGGAATGCCTGGGCAACCGCTATAATGCCCTGCACGGGCCGAACTATATCTCCTTGTGGTGGCTCAAGTTGAATCACAAGCCCCAGGACATGGCCGCTATAGGCCCCTACGCTGGCTGCTATTATCAAGACGGCCCAAAGAAAAATTTCCCCAAAGGCTATCGCTACGCCCAAGCGTGCTGTGGATTGCACCTAGGCTCGCCAACCGCCAAGGAGTTGCCTGCTTGGAAAGCTAGCCAGTTCCTCCAGCTAATTAGAATGGAAGGCGGCTCGGTTGCTGGCTACACCTGCGTTGCTGCTATAGGCAAAGTTTCCTACTGGACCAACTCGAACCAAGGCAATTTCTCCAAGCGCTGCATCTGCCAATGATCGTCAAGGAATTTATTGCTAAGCTAAAGAAGCAGCCTCAAGACGCAGAGGTTGTCCAACAAGAGGCCGAGATGGGCTTCTACAGTGCTGCCGATGTATACCCAGCTAGAGAGTTTCGCGACTATGATGACTGGGTATCTTTAGAAGATGCTCCCCGCCCCAAGATAGTCGTAGTAATCTAACCCGTAGTTCCCCAGGAGACCTATGAAACCTCAGCTCAAGCTAAAGCCAGGTACGCCAGTAAAATTGCTCTGGGTAGATAGCACCTCTCGCCACGGCTGGAAGTATCCCCGTACGAACCAGCAGTGGGACCCCGACCCGGTAATAATCCCTACCATCGGCTTTGTTGTAGGCGTCAACAAAGCGGCCCTGGCTGTATCCCACAGCTTCGACCCGGTGGATAAGTCGTTTCTTGATCCCATAGACATCCCCTGGGGCTGCATCCAGAAGCTAGCGAAGTTGCGCCATGGCCGATAACTCGGCTGCTTGGGATGCTGGGCTAATCACCTTGGCGCTAGTCCTCTTTGTGGCCATCTGGTTCCTAAGGAGCTGCTAATGGAAATTGACAACTCAGCCAGCCAAGCCTGGTGGTTTTGCCCGCTAGCCTACTTCGAGCGCTATCAGGATGGCCAGTCAGCCAGCGCAGTAGACGCCCCAGACAGGGACTTTGGGAGTCGAATGCATGAACTCCTAGACAGCCATTACCTCTCCAAGCCAGAGCCCGCCAGTAAGTACCCTGGCGTGGAAGATGAGGCGCAGGCGACCTTCGCCGCCTACCTCGGCCACTACCCCCAGGAGGACTGGGAAGTGGTGGAAGGTGAGCGGGTCTACCGGCAAGTCATTCCCGGCACTAGCCATCTGGCTGTAGCCAAGATAGACCTGCTGGTGAGAACTAGCTCCGGGCTGTGGATACTTGACCATAAGACCGAGCGCCGAGGCTCTAGCAGCAACTCCCAGGAGAGCTGGGCCAGCCGCCCCCAAGTCAGCATCTATGAATGGATGATCGCTCAAGTCTATGGCGAGGACCCAGCTGGTATAATCATTAATAAGATCACTCGCCAGTCTGAGAAGGGCCGCACCTCTCCCAGCTTCGAGCGCTTCGTGACGCATCGGACCAAGGCTCAGCGGGCTGAGGCGATGGAGTTCCTAGCCAGGACTGCTGATCTAATCACCGAGGCTAAGATGGCTGATCGCTGGCCAGCCAACCGGCACAACTGTATGCAGGGCTGGAAGAAATGCGATTACTTCCAAGCACACCTAACCGGCTGGACGGACGCTTTGCGAGCCAAATTTCGCGCTAAGGAGGACTACCTTGCTGCGGGAGGGAAGAAATGATCCCGAAAAGCCAGCTGGTCCTGCGCGTAAGCGCGCTGAGAAGCGCGTCCGATGCTAGTTTGCTATGGGCGCTAAGCCGTTTGCGCTCAGAACTTTGGCGTAGGGGCAAGCTTTTATTTGACGGAGATTACCAGCCTACGCGCTTTTCGGCTCCTATTGCACCGAATCCCCAAGCGAGCAAACCAGATGGATGACCTTAGAGCCAAGCTACAAGCCATGGAACGCGCTTTGGTAGAGCCCTCCCTAGGCGAACGCGAATGTTTCCTTTGCAACAAGGGATTCTACCGGGCTGTCAATGGCAAAGCCCGCGAGTGTCCGATGTGTACCTCAGGAGTCCTACCCCCTTTCAAGGAGACCTACAATGAGTCCGAATGGTCCAGCTGGCTTTGCTGAGCGCCAGAACTTCATAGTTGAAGTGCTGGTTACCGAGCTGCGCAAGTACCGCGTAGACGCTCGCTCGACCGAAGAGGCTGAGCAGTCAGTGGAGAGCCAGGTTGGCGAGTCTGGGTCAGACCTCTACGACGAACCGCTTAGCTACGATGCCGAAGTAGTGGATGTGGAAGTGGATAGTTCCTACCCCGAGGAGTCCTAATGTCCCTAGTCGTGAAGAATTCCAAAGCCCTAGTCACGGAGAATATGAAGTGGAAAATTTTGTTAGTTGGGCCGGCTGGCGCTGGCAAGACTTCCTGGATCAGTACCGCGCCAAACGTAGGCGTCGCCGCTTGCGAATCTGGCCATGGCTCTGGCCTGCTGAGCATTGCCCAATCTGGCCTAGACTATGTGGAGCCTCGCTCAAAGGCTGAGTTCGAATCCTTCTGCACTGGCCAGGTGTTCAAGGACAAGTCCACTCTGGCAATTGACAGCCTTACCGCCATGACACGCACCTTCATCAAGGACCATGCGCTAGGTTTTGCGCGCAATCGTGGCAACTCCGAGAAGCGAGCAGCCGGTGTGCCCGAGCTGGATGACTACCAGATTATGGCGGAGGTTACCCGTGGACTTATATCCAAAATTCTTGACCTCGACAAACACATCATCATCACCTGCGGAGTCAAAGCCCTCAAAGACGCTGACGGAGGAATTCGAGGCCTTGCTCCTGATCTTCCTGGAGCAATGGCTGACGCAGCACCAGGAATGCTGGACTTCGTTTTGTACGTTAAGTCCCGGAAAGTACTACGTGACCCTAGAGACAAGTCCTCCGAGTATACCCAACGTTACCTCATATCGGAGAATGATGGCTACCACACTGGAGCCAAAGCCCGTAGCTCCCTCAACGGAAAATCCCTCCTCGACCGAGAAGAAATCTATGACCTTCAGACTGGCGCCGGGTGCTTCCCAGCGCTCTTCAACAAGATTGTAAACGCCTACCTGGCGTCCAATGGCACGACTGCCGCCTCAGCGCAGTCCAATTAACGACGAAAGTCCACAGGAGACCTATGAGTCAAGGATGGGAAAACGTAAAAGTTGCAGAGATCGCCGAGACCACTGGGGGATATGCGCCGCTACCCGCAGGCGAACACACCTTCAAATTGCTTGGCGCTAAGATGGACAAATACCGGCCCGATAATCTCGCGCTGGATTTGGTGATTGATGAAGGTGCTGGCAAGGGCCGCAGGGTGTTCCCTACGCTTCCTCCGCCAGCAAACAACGAAGCATGGCCTGCCCAGGCTATTGCTAAGTTGGGGGGTGTCTTGGGTGTTCAGGCTCAGCCTGGCGAAACGCCGGTTGACTTCCTGAACAGAGTTGCCGCCAATGGCAACGCACGCTTTAAGGCTACCACCGGGATCAAGGAATATACTAAGCGCGATGGGACCACAGGCTCTGATGTGGCCTTTCAATGGTTTAGTATACTGCCAGTTGCCGGTTCCGTCGGAGCCTAGTAAACTTGGGGCCGCTAACCCGGCCCCAACCCTTCCTGGAGTAAATCCCTGCCAATTAAAGTGCGCGATGTAGCAGCCTGCGACGGCTGCCCAATGCAAAGGCTCTTTCCGGACAACGCCTTTGTTGCGCCCGCCATCAACGACGGGACCCGGCTGGTAATCGCCGAGGCACCTGGCGAGGTTGAGGCTGCTGTAGGGGAGCCGCTAGTTGGCCCTACGGGCGCTTGGCTGCGTGGTCGCTACGACGAAGTTAAAAAGGAGTGGCGAGGTGGTCTATTTGCCAAAGCCGGTGTTCGAGATGCATCCGTCAGCCGTTGTAATACGATTCAATGTCGGCCGCCTGATAACGTCTATCCAACTGACCCGGAAGCGCGTAGTTACATTTCCCGCGAGGCTGCGGATGAAGCTGTTGCGCATTGCCAGCGGGCTCACGTTCTACCTCTACTTGAGAGCCGAGACTGGACTAGGATCGACCTGCTGGGCGACAAAGCGCTGCGAATCGTGGCACAGCAGGATGGTGGAATCCTACGCTGGCGCGGTTCGCCAATATCAATCCCAGCTCTTGGAGATAGGATTGTTGCGGTACCCACTGTCCATCCGGCAGCTCTGGCTAGAAATCAATCGCTAATCCCGGTAGTAGTCAGCGATCTCAAGAAGTCTCTTGTAGTACCCCGAGAGGATTATGTCCCCCGACCGACCATCGAACAAGTCCGAGAGTTTGTTTCCACCAGGTTTGCCACAGACATCGAAACCGACATCGCCAGCGGTACTGTGCTGTGCGTCGGGCTTAGCGACCGGGCTGGAAGAGCTATTTGTATCCCTTTTGAGGGAGCCTATCTACAGGAACTTAAAAGAATTTTCCTCGATGCCGAGGAAATTGTTGGACACAATTGCCTCCAATTTGATTTGCCCCGCCTGCGGGAGCAAGGAGTACGAATCCCGGACTCTGTACGGGTTTGGGACACTATGCTACTCCAACATCTGCTGCAACCCGACCTGCCACACGACTTGGGATTTCTTGGAAGTATCTTCACCAACAAGCCAGCCTGGAAGCATCAGTCTGGGGACGACCTCGAACTCTACTGCTGCAGAGACACCGATGTCACCTGGCAATGCTTCCTCCAGCTGAGACCACTTGCCAAAGCTGAGCACCTGCTGGATATCTACGAGAGAATTAGCCGGCCGCTGGCGAGCATTTGTCTCCAGATGCACCAACTTGGAATCCAAGTTGACCCCGGACGGATCAGCACCGTTCGAGAAAAGCTAAATGCAGAAGCCATCCAACTCGAAAAGTCGCTCCCGGAAGCTCTTGCTACCAGGACACTGGCGATCAAGCGGCGTCAGCCCGCTCCTCCAGGAACGCTTGGAAAGTCTGGGAAGCCCGTTAAATTCGTCCTTGTTGACGACACGGAGCTGGAAGTCCCTTGGCGCAGCCCTGAAGTCCTTGGAAGCTGGCTATATGAGACGCTTGGACTCCCTGAGCAACTAAATCCTAAGTCCCTCCGCCGCACCTCCGACAAGACAGCGCTAGCCAAATTGGAATCTCGGCTGGCTAAGGGCCGGATGAACTTCTCCACCCGCCGAGAGCGGCTGGACGCCGACCAGATAGCTGGCTGGATACGCGCGCTGCAGAAGCTACGCAAGATTGACAAGCTGTTGGCTGCGTTCCTGCAAGGAGAAACTCTAAATGTCGAACGGGTATTCCCACATTATAAAGTACATGGTACTAGCTCTGGGCGGCTTAGTTGCAGTGAGCCGAATATGCAGCAAATTCCTGAGGCGGCCCGCTACATATATGTGCCTAGCCATCCCACCTGGCGCTTCCTCGAAGTCGATTTCTCGCAGTTGGAGAACCGTCTCACCGCTTGGTTCGCCAACGACACGGCGCGTTTACTCCGACTCGCTCAGGAGGGCTTCTCGGAGCACCGCTGGCTCGCCAGCGAATTCTTCCAAATCCCCTACGCCGAGGTAGCCAAGGACAACGACAAGGACGCCCCTTACGGTAAGGCCAAGCGCATTGGCCATGGTACCAATTATGGGATGGGCGCCAAGAAAATCTCCTTGATGTACGACATGGACCTTGGCGAGGTCAAGAAACTCCTAGATCAATGGAAGGTGTTAAATGCCCCAACAGTTGCCTGGCAGCTCCGAACCGCAGAGCTGGCCAAGTCGCAAGGATATCTGGTTAATCCTTTCGGGCGTAAGCGCTGGTTCTATACTGATAGTTACTATACTGAGTCTCTCAGTTTTCTCCCCCAGTCCACTGGTGCCGATATTATGCATCGCAGCGCAATTGGTCTGCTTTACAGCCGCCTTGGGCTTCCTTATGAAATGGTTGCTGAGTACGTAAAGGTTGTGGACCCTCTACCAGAGCCAGCCCGGCTAGTCCTACAGGTCCATGACTCATTCCTGTTCGAGATGCCTGGTGAGATGCTGGACGAGGTAGCCCAGGTAGTTTCCCGTGTAATGACTCAACCTTGGTCCGAGCTGGGCGGCATGTCAATTCCTATTGATTTTAAAGCTGGCCAGCCCCGCGATAGCTGGGGAGAACTTTTACCTTACAAACTGGAGACAACATGAAACTAGCCTTAGCAGCAATAGTACTACTAGCTATACCTCTCGCAGCCCAAGCGCCTACTCCCAAGATTTCCCAGGAACTCCGGGCGCAGATGGCCACGCTGCAACGTGATCTCAACGCCGATGTGGCCGTCTCAGCCCAAAGGGAACTCCAATACGACAAGGACCAGAAGGCCACCTCCGACGACTATACCGCCAAATCCAAGCAGTTTGACGAGTTGAAGGCCCAGGCCTACAAGGAAGCTGGCGTTAGCCAGGCGGATTTTTCCTTGGACACCAATCAGCTGGTTTTTGTGCCAGTTCCTAAGCCGGCTGCTAAACCTGCCGCTGCCCCCCTCCCACCCACAGCGGGTGCTAAGTAGGCTAGCTGTACACCTCGCTTTAAATCCCTCAGGAGACCAAGCCCAAAACTATGACCGACGACCAAATCATCCCCATGTCCCACTACCAGCTGCGCACCACTGGCGAGCCCGTCTTTGTAGTCCAGCGGCCGATGGGTGCAGCGCAATGGCAGTGCATCCGACCAATCCAGTCCCAAGCCACTGGCCTTAGTCATGTAGAGTATATGGCTTTCGCCGAGGAATTGGAATTGCCGGAGACGGCCATACGACGGGAGATTGACCAGATAATCTTCCGTGAGAAGTACGCCCTCCAGTCCCAGTCCGCCCTACAAGAAGCCTCCAAAGCGCCAGGACCCCAGCTCGTCAAGCCCAACTAAGGAGCCGTATGGCCGAACTGCTCTACGACTTTTTGGCGAAGCCTATCCCGATAGTGCCTCAGTTGATTGGCCGGGGCATCCTTCCTAAGCAGGGTCGTTTGGTGCTGGGTGGTGAGCCTAAATCCAACAAGTCCTGGATAGCGCTGGAGTTAGCCTTGGCTATGGCCCAAGGCCGTGCAGCTTTCTCAGCGGTCTACAAGTCGGGCACACCCGTCCTGCCAGTCACCGGGAAATATCGTATTCTCTACATCGAGCAGGAGATTGGCGAGACCGAACTCCAGAAGCGCCTAACCAGCTTGATGACTGGGCAAGACGCCTTGGGAATTGATTTCTATGTAAAATCCAAGGACCTGGAGATGCGGCTCGACACTCCCGAGGGGCACCTGGCCATAGCGCGAGAGGTCGAGCAGGTCAAGCCAGACTGCTTAATCCTGGACCCCTTGGCTAAGTTTCACTTATCAGGCGAGAATTCCTCGCAGGAGATGGGAGCGGTACTCCGTGTCGGACAACACCTTACCCAAGACTACAACTCGGCGCTTATTTACGTGCATCACACGTCTAAGCCGAATCCCGAGAATCCCCGTAGGGGAGGGGATCGCCTTCGGGGTTCTAGTGCTATCTTTGCTGACGTGGATACTTGTGTTATTGTTGAGCGAAAGAGTTCTGAAAGCAATCTGGAACCTGTCATTGAACTAGACATCGAGATGCGCTGCGGGGAGCCGCTGCCCAAGCTATATGTACAGCGATTGCGCTCCGGGCAAGTGGTTTACCTGGGCGAGGATTACCGCTGGCAAGGCGACAGAGTTGGTATGACCGGGGAATCTGGCCGGCGGAGTAGAGTCTATGATCCTACAAGGAGATGAAATTGGCTACTAAAAAGAAAGTTGACGAATTGGCTAAGACCCTTAGCAAGGCTAAGGACGCTGTTACCTGGACACAGGTTAGAGCCATCGCTTTGGTGTTGGTTATGGCTCTCATATTGGGAGCTGTAGCTTATGCGATTGAGGACAATGGCTACGACGCCGGTAAACACGAAGGTCATTCCCTCGGTTATGAGGAGGGCGGCAGGGCGATGGCTAGTGCTTGGCAGGACTATAGCCAACATGAAGAACGCCGATATGCTGCAGAAATAACCGACCTGCAAGAGCAGCTAGACGCCGCCAAGCGTGCCTGCAAGAAGACCTGCCCAACGGTGCCTGCTGGAATGTATTTTACAGTCCCGACCGTTAACGGAGCGTTTATTGGAACTAATGGCGCAACGACAACTCACTAAGCGCCAGTTAGCTATCTTGCGGCGCCGGGTCTACTCCGCCAACTACCGGGCTCGGCGTCAATACGAGCGGACTGAGGAACTGGACCTGGAGGAAATCCTTGCCCTCTTCGCCATAGCGCCTCACTGCTATTACTGCTCACGCAAGCTAACCCCCTCGACGCTCAGCTTGGACCATAAGGTACCGCTGGGTACTGGCGGCTCCAACTCGATCTCTAATATAGTACTGAGTTGCCGCCGAGATAACCGCTACAAGTCCGCGCTGCCCGCTGAGCGGTATCAAGCGTTCCTAGCTCACCTCCAAGCGGGCGGATTTCTGGAACTCTTCTTTAGCCAGTATAGACCCCACGCCTTCCGGAGACGGTAATGCCCCCTAACTCTTTTCAATACATTCCCGGCTCAGCTTGTTGGCTATGGCCTGGATGGAAAAACGATTCAGGCTATGGGTTACTTACACGCAATGGGAAAGATATTTTGGCCCATCGAATGTCCTACGAGACGTTCCGTGGGATAATCCCGGAGGGGATTTGTGTTTGTCATCACTGTGATGTTCCTTCTTGTATAAATCCTGCCCACTTGTTTTTAGGTACTCCCGCTGAAAATAACGCTGACCGAGCTGCTAAAAGCCGTAATGGTCAGCGCCCCACCCCAACGCATTGCAGGCATGGTCATCCTTACGATGACTACAACCGCTGCTACCGTAAGCGACCTAACGGAAAACTTTGGGGATTGTTCTGCCGCACTTGCAATCTGGAGCGAGTTCGCCGCTACTACAAAGCAAAGCGAGGTGTAAGTTGAACAAACCAAAGATACTTAGTTTCGACCTAGAAAGCGCGGGAGTCAATGCATTGAAGTCTGACTTGGGCTTTGTAATTTGCTTCGGCTATAAATGGGCGCACGAAAAGCAAGCCCATGCCATAACCATCTCCCGCTCAGCGCTAATGGCCTTCGATGACTCGGCGCTTCTCAAGGAGGCTAGCAAGTTGATGTCCGAAGCTGATTTGCTGGTTGGCCACTATGCGTCGGTGTTTGACCGGCGCTTTATCCAGGGACGATTGCTAATCAACGGGTTGCCGCCTATCCCTCCCACGAAGATGCGCGACACCTGCATGATTGCCCGCTCGGTAGCCAATTTCTCCTCCAATCGGCTGAAGCATCTAGCCAAGATACTCGATCTCCGGCACCAAAAACTGGAGAACAATTGGCCGGATGCCTGGTTCGAAGTGATGCGCGGCAATATGACCAGCTTGCACGACCTGGCTGAGTACTGCAAGGGTGACGTGCTGGCCGTTGAGGAACTCTACCATCGGCTCTGCCCCTTTGATAACGCGCACCCTCGCATGGTCGCTGATAGGTCGCTGTGCAAAACCTGTGGCGGCAAGGTAGAGTACCGGGGCTTCGCCTATGTGAACGAATCCAAGTACCGCAAGTATGTCTGCAAGAGCTGCTCCAAATGGGGCAGAGAGACCAACGCGGTGAAAGCATGACCACCTTAACGCTCACCTTCCAGGTGCCAGACGAGTACTCTGAGTTGGAGCTGGAGTATTACATCCGGGAATACTTCACGGTTTCTGGGCTCTCGCTCGCTTTGGGTGCGCACAAACGCAGTATCACGCTCCCATTCCTGGGGTATACTTATATCCTTAACGCTGAGCCACCCGAGGCCTAACCATGTCACACGCTTGTATAGACACCTTCCTGGGCGTGCACTTCGACCTGCTGGAGCCACGCCCGAAGGACATCCACATCGAGGACATAGCCCATGCGCTCAGTAACCTCTCGCGCTTCACCGGGCACTGCCGGCGCTTTTACTCCGTGGCTGAGCATAGCCTTAACGTGGCTAGCTATCTACCTGATCGTTGGAAGCTGTCTGGATTACTTCACGACGCGGCAGAAGCGTATATAGGCGATATGACCCGAGCGCTCAAGCACCACACCCTTTGTGGGCAGTACTTTCGGGAGGTGGAGTGGCCCATCGAGCAGGCTATCCAGGAGCGTTTTCAACTGCCGGAGCCAGACCACGAACTAATTAAGGCTGCGGACAACGCCGTCCTGAAGGTTGAGCAAGAGCAACTCATGCACAACTCCGCTTGGCCACACCAGCGGCACTCTGCAATGATTCGATGCTTGCCGCCACCCGAAGCTGAGCAGGCCTTCCTGAAGGAGTTCTATGCTCGACAAGCTACATGAGCTAGAGGACAAGTACCTGCTATTGCTCAAGGAGCTGGGCAAGTTCCGCTATGCGCTATCTGGGCTGATCTACCAGGAGGAGTGCCGTGTTAGTGATCTTAGGCGTGCTGGACTTGATACTGCTAGTCTATCTGTGCCTGGTGGACAGGAAGCTCCTGCTTGTGGAGCAGCAATCGCTGGAAGTCGAAAAGGCAAACCTCTCCCTCTATAGGGAGTACTTCAATGCACGACTAGCTTGGTACCAGGCTAGAGCCAATAAAAAAGCCGCTGAGGTTCCAGCGGCTGGTCCAGCACAAATTGTAGAAGCTCCTAGGGCCGGCGAGGAATAACCACTGGGTTATCCAACTCCATACCCAGTTCATTGATTAGGTAGTTGAAGAAGCTACTCAGCACGCCCAGGTCGGTTCGGACTGTCGCAAACGCCGCCCCCTCTGCCAGCCGATCTGCCAGATAGTCGTTGACATCCGTAACGTGCACTTGGCTGGGTTTGGACTTCCTGGGCCAGCGCCGCCACATAAATTGCAGCCGGTGTGAATAGACCTGGGCAGCTTTGGAGGTCATATTGCGAATACAATTAGCTTCCCATCGGCCAATTATTGGTGCCAGGTCTTTTGGCCAGTTGAATTTTTCTGCGTTCATTTAAAGCCCTCGGAAAGCGCGTGTTCGTATTCAGCCCTCTGCTTGTCCGGCATCGCGGACGAGTCGAGGGCTTTTTGTTTTTCCAGGATCACATCCTGCAAGGCATCCTTCTCGCTAGGGGAGGCCTTCTTCCAGACCTCAGCTAGCTCCGGCAGGGTTAACTTCTTGCCCCAGCGCTGAATCTCTGGATCGCCAGCCTGATCTATAATCTTGTTAACCTGTTCCAGGCTAACCTCGCCTTTGTTGATGGCGTCATCGGCTATGGCGTCGGCGCTAGGCGACTGACGTGCATAGGCGTCTTCTATGTCGCGCAAGGCTCGGTTGCCAGTGCCCCTAGCAGCAGCCGGCTCCCTCTGGAAATATAGCTGGCGAGCTTCAGTTAGGCCAGGAGTCCTATAGATATTAGATTGGACACCGATCATTTGTAGAGCAGCATCTAGAATACCTGAGTGGTCTTGGCTGAGGTACTTCTGCGCGGGGATTGGCAAAACTTGCTTCGCCAGGTCCACTGCCTGATCGCCTAGCCCGACCCTCCTACCCAGCTCA